CGAAAGGGGGCCCCGGGGGGGCGGGGGGGGCCCCCCCCCCGGGGGGGGGGGGCCCCCCCCCCCGGGGGGGGGGGGGGCGGCGCGTCGTGGCGGGCAGTCGCACCCCCGTCCACCCCCACGCGATATCCCCCCGCGCTATATTTAGGTACCCCTGAGCGTGACGGTGACGGTACGCGGGCGTGACGGTGACGGCCATTAATGACGGGTGACGGCGTGCCCTTCGCGCGTGCGCTTTCGGTGCGTTCCCTCCGATACCCTATCAATCCTGACGGTGGGAAAGACTTTCCCTTTAGCGGGGGAATTGTTTTCCGTTGGGGGTATTCCTTTCCTGCTACCGCAGTACTTCGTTCCAGTCCGTGTGCGTAGGAATGCAGTGTTAGTGCGGGTTGTTTCGTTTGGCACGGGGTATGCAATGGGTCGCGTTGCGTCGAGGTGACGGGCATAGGAAAGGCAGTGCAATGATGGACAGGAGCGAAGCAGCGGACGCACCAGAGCGGGTAGAGGTGTACAGCGTGATAGCGGACCCGGTATTGGAGTCCGGTCGGTTGCTCAGTAGTGAGCGGTACAACTGCGAATTGGAGGGGCAAGAGATTATCGGCTATCAGCACGCGTTGTGCGTAGAGGACGTATGGCCGTGGGATGCTGGGCGGCCTTGGCACCACTCGGAAGCGGAAGCGCGTTCGATTATGGAGTGCGCGCAGGCGGAAGCGGAGCACGACGGTGCGATAGTGTTCAGGTTAGGTGACGGTACGTTTCGGGCGATAGACGCGGACATTGTGCGGGGCTATCACGAGCGGAAGGCGGGCTAATGTCGGAAGCGATGGACAGGTACGCGGCGGAACGTGCGGCAAAGACGGCGGAATGGAATACGTGGGCGGCGGGTGTGAGTGAGGCGCTGTCAGAGGTGGACGGTAGGCCGTGGGCGTTGGGTGAAGAGACGTGGGACTATGCGCGGTATTGCGCGATGGCCCCGGTGGACGGGTCATTGCCGGGGTTGTTCCTGCGTGAGGATTACAGGGGCCGGGTGGAGGTCCACGGGCGTAGCGCGGTAGCGCAAGACGTAGCGCAATGGGTGGACGTGAAGGCCCCGAACGTAACGGTAGGGTTCGGCCGTGATGCGATGGCGGTGGCAAAGGACTTAGCGCGTCGGATGTTGCCGGGGTATCGTGAAGCGATAGCGGCGCAACGTGCGAAGGCGGGGCAAATGGACGGGGAACGTGCGAAGCGTGAAGCGGTAGCGGCTCGGTTTGTAGAGGCGGGGGCGAAACTCGACACGTATCCGGGTGAGGGACACGTGCTGACCTTGCGTGCGTCCAAGAAGCGGATTGACGACGGGTATAACGCCTATTGCACGGTGGAGGTAACGAACGGCGGGGCCACGGTGAAGGTAAGCGGCGATCATGAGACGGGCCTGAAGGTATTGGCGGCGTTTCTGGAGGGCGTGTGATGGCGGTTGCAGTGCGTGAGGTAACGGGTGAAGGCGTGACGGCTGAGGTAGTGGCCGGGTCTGTGAGCCTGCGGTATGACTCGGTTAGGTTCGTGTCGGAGAACTTTAACGAGCATAAGGAGTTGAGCCGGGACTATGACCGATGGCTAGCGGAGTATGCCTCGGTCATGTCCAAGGTGGGGGACATAAGCCCCGTGCCTTGCTTCCTGACGGCGCGCGGGTATTCCGAGGCGGCTAATCAACGGGTGGGCGCGGACGGGTCGGACAGTTCGTTGACGGTGGACTACGTGTATACGGTGTGGCGACACGTCGACGTAGGCGATGGTGGCTGGCTCAACCTCGACACGTCGGACCCGGACGAGGGCGTAGTTACGCTGTCGCGGATTGACGGTGTAACGCCGGACAGGTTTTGGGGGGATAACGGCACGAACTACGCGGTCCCGATGGCGTTTGCGGTAGTGCCGCGTGCGGTGGCCCTAGTGCCGTCGCTTGTGATGGAGGGCCAGGAGCAATTCGTTGACGTGGACTGGCAGGACGTTGAGCACGATATGCTGTGCGCGATTGAGGAAAGGTGGGACGGCTCGTATGACGGTGAGGGCCTGTGGCACTTCGATCAGGACGTAGCCACGGTGCACGAGGATACGCTGTGCGTTGGTGAGGGCGGGTATCCAGAGGTGGAGGTGACGCTAGGGGAACTCGACCGGCTGTCACCTATGAGCCTGTGCCGTGAGCCGATGGAATACAGCGGGAAGCGTGTACGGGTGGAGTTCCGCCCGCCGCTGAATGACTGATGGAGGGGTGACGGTGGAAACGCTCAACGGCGCGCAGGTGTGGGGCGGGTCGCGCAGGTCGCCCGGTGAGGTGGATTGCCGGGCGACTTGGGAACAGGCAATGACGGACGATTGCGCGGACTCGTTAGAGGCGGACGGGTGGGACCGTCACCTTGAGGAGGTGGAGTATCCCCCGGACCCGGGGATGGACCCGTTCTACGGTGAGACAGTGCCGGACGGTGAGTCGATGTACGAAGAGGACAGGGCGCGGATGTGGGACGTTTACTATGGGCGTGACAGGTAGGAGGGCATGACGGTGCCGTTTGAAAGGTACGAGGCCACGACAAGGCAGCAGGCCACGACTCCGCAAGTGACGGTGTACCGTGGCACGGTGGCAAGGGTAAACGCGGCGGGGTGTCGCCGGTGGGGCGACGTGAAGCGGATGCGCCGGGTGATTCTGTTCTACTGCGAGGACTCACAGGAAATAGGGTTCATGCCGTCCGAGAACGGTGACGGGTTGCTCGTGTCCGACAGTTGCCAGTTCTCGATAGCGGGGCTGTTGAAGGAATACGGAGTGACGGCCCCAGCCCACCGGACGACTACGGAGTTGCGGCGTAACGGTGACGGGATGCTCGTGTTCTCGGTGGCACGTGAAGGGGATGACGATGCGGTATCGGGTCGAGATGAAGAGGCAGCTGGAAGTCCGGTTCATATTCCTGACGGACGCTAGCAGCAAAGGGGAAGCGGAGGGGCTAGCACGGACAAGCATGACCGGCCTCGACGCCGAAACAGTGGGCAAGCTACCAGAGTGCGTGGCCTGGTGGCCGGTGCCAGGGGTAGCGGACTATCTCGTGCGCGTAGAAAGGGATGGCGATGGGCAAGGCTCAGGCGACACGGACGATGCGGCTAATGGGCAAGAACCTGGCAAAGGAACGCCCGGCGATAGCGTTCAATGACGCCCGGAAGATGGCGCTCACTCAGGCGCGGGCGTATGCGGTGAAGGAACACCTCGACGGTAACAGGGTCGATGTGCCGTCACTCGCGGCCGACTTCCTGAACGGGTTGGAGGACGAGCGCAGGGCGATGATAGGTGACGGTGATGAATCAACGTCCTGAGACTGACTTCGATATGTGGGTGGCCGAGACGCTAGGCAACCTGCAAGCCTCCGTGGAGGAACTGACAAAGTGCCTGGTGCGGGACCAAGAACTGTTCCGCATCGTGGGGCAACGAATAGTCGCGCTCGAAGCGCGGATGACGGCGCTCGAAGAGAGACGCGGGAACATAACGGTCGTGACGGTCGAGGAGGAAGCGTAGTTGGTCGAAGAGGGCGGGGGGCAGTAAGAGGGTGCCCCCCGCTGCAAAGGAAGGGGTCTGCTGATGAGGAGTATACCATGACGGCGGTAGGTAAGGTGACGGTGCAACTGGAAGCGGCGGTGCTGGAAGACTTCGCGCGGGTGAAGTGGACGGACGTGCTGGAAGGGTTCAACTGGGAAGGGGATGACCCGCACATAACCGAGGTGATCGGGCTGGCCTCCGAGGTGTGCCGCGCCGTGTGGAATCAGCTGAACACCCCCTGCATAGAGCAACGGGCCGGGGAAATAGCCAAGGCGTTGACGGAAGGCAGCGCCACGGCATCACACGACGCCTGCGTAGTGGTGAAGCGCGAAGCGATGGAGATGACGATGCGGTTTCTGAAAGACGTGAGCGAAGGGACGAAGTAGCCCGAAGGGCTGTGTTAGGTAGTCGCGTGAGTCTCACATAACGAAAGCCCCGCTGGGTATCGCCTAGCGGGGCTTTCTTACAGGAATGTATCGCGTGTTCCAACGGGATTACGGTAGCACAGGGCGTGCCAGCCTACACCTCGTCGGCGTCCTCTCGTGGGGGGTCGCCCTTCGGCACGGTTGCTTGGGTGACGGTATCCTGCTGCGCCTGCGCCATGAGGTCGGGGAATGACGCCCACCCCGACTGTGCTTGCGCCACCAGCAGGGACGCGCACCACGCTTGGAGGCGTAGGTTCTGTACCTGCCAGTTCGTGTTCGCCTGCGTGAGCGCGGCTACCTGCGCTTCGAGTTCCTTGTATGACGGCCCCGCCGGGGGCTTGGCTTGCTTGCTGCGTTGCTTGCCTGCGGTCGGCTTGGTGTCAGCCATGTGGCTTCCATCCTTCCACTGCGTCGTAGGCGTCCCGCAGGTTGAATACGTAGGTCTTGTGCGCTTCCAACGTCACCGCCTCGGCGAACTCCCAGCGATTAGTGCCGTCCACGGGGAACAGCTGGGAGACGTTCCCTGTCTCATCCCGCATGAACATCTCCATGTGCGGCTTGCGGGCCGGTACAGAGAAGGGCTTTGCAGCCAGCACAGCGGCAGGGGCTACGACCAGCGCCGCCAGGCCCCCAAGGAACCTACGCCTGTTCATCTTCGTCCTCGACGTGCGGGCGGTGCAGGATGACGGACAGGTTGGTCACGTCCACGTCCATGCCTGCGATCACGTAGCCTTCCGCTCCGAAGTCGGTCAGCACACCGGCAAGCGTGCCACGGTCGATGCGTCCCCAGTGGTACTCGTAGTCCATTGGGAAGTCGTTCGCCCCGGACACGTCACGCGCCATGATGACGAACAGAAGGCCGTCGACCAGGCGGGTGCCGTTGGGCCGATAGCCCAGCAGGTGCGGCGCTCGGAGCGAACGCAACACGAGTTCCCGCTTGTTGGCGCTGAGTTCGAGCAGCTGATACTCGTGGTAACGCATCTCCGGTGGGCCTACGGTGTTGAGCATATGGGGGAGCGTTAGCCCCTCAGCGTCAGCTCGTATGAACAGTTCGGCCGCTTTGCCCACGTCCGCCGATGTGTACTCGACCCCGGTTCCCTCTTCTACGCTCACGTCAGTCTCCATCGGTCACTCTCTCCCATCTTAGTCCGTGCCTAAGGCCCCACCACCAACGCTTGTGCCACGGCACGTCGAAGGCTACCTCGCACTTGAAGAACCCATACTTCCCCGGAATGGCCTCGCCCCAGAAGACGGTCCAAACCGGGCGGTCTACCGACATGACAACGCACCACATCTGACTCGCCGAACTCCTGTCGACCCCAAGGATGTAATCGGCCAGCGGGTTCGGGGCCACATACTCTTCTGTCATCGTCGTGTACTTCCCGCTATGGCGATTCCTAGCCCCTCCGCTGCGTCGTGTGGGGTAGGAACCTCATCCAGCCCCAGCAACGTCCTGACGGCGATGCCAGCGGCTTCCTTCGTCCCGTTACCGCCAATGCCGAGTGACTTGCGCCACTGTGTGGGCGTCATTATCTCCACGGTCGTAACGTAGCGCCCGGTTGCGGACAGTATAGCGCCCTGCGCCCGGGCTAGCGCAATGGCGGACATCCCTCCTTTGGCCATTGCGAAGTGCGTCTCCTCGAATGCGATGGCATCGCCCACGCTCAGCCTGCCCATGATCGTCTCGATCTCGATGCGTATGAAGTAGAGCCGTTCTTGGATGGGCGTGCTGGGCTTGGTCTTGATAACCCCGTGGTCGATATGACGCAGCCGGGGGCCATCTACTTCGATGAGCCCCCAGCCGGTTGCTGCTAACGATGGGTCGATGCCTAGCCAACGCATCAGAACGGTATGTCCTCCTGCGGGAACTCACTCTCGTCAGCGGGTGGTGGGGGCGTCGGTTCCGGGGCTACCCCGTGGAACTCCTTGACCCGGCTGGCGAAGCCCTTCACCTCAGCGTCGATGGGGAAGTCGTCGCCGTCCAGCATCCCCTTCAACCCGTCGATAAGCTGCGACCAGTGCTTACGCTTCAAATCAGTGCGGCTATCGACCTTCGCCTTGCCGCAGAAGTAGCCCCACACCTCGTCCTCAGTGATGCCGACAGCTGCGAACTCGCTGTCGAGCTTCCGCATCAACACGAACGCGTAATTCATCTGCTTCTCGGTCGACTCGCCGTTGTCAGCGCCCCCGCGCGAGGGGGGTTGGGGCCTTTCCTCTGGCTGCGGCCTGCTGCTCTGCTGCCTTGGTGCGGAGGGCGTAGTAGCGGGGGCTTTCGTAGGGGCGCTGCCGCCTCGGTCGGGGACAAGTTCCATCTCCTCGGCCGGTGTCACTTGCAGGCCGCCCAACGCTGCTACCCATGCGAACATCCCCCGTAGTGCCTTCGCCTGCGCCCTCGTCTGCGCCTTGCTCTGTACCGCGTTCGCCAGATCACCCGCAGGCCACTTGTCCCACGAGCTTTCATCGTTCATGCAGACAGCCCGCGCACGCCCCTTCTGAATACCGTTCACGTCGACAACGATGGCCCAGCAGGCGTACCCAACCACAGCCCCGCCCTCGACAAGCTCCTCGACACTCTCCACCGCAGCAGTGCAGGTGAAGAACGCACCGATCATCTGCCACGCCTCGAACTTCGGATACGGGTTCCCGCGTATGGTCGACAGGAACTTAGGCCCGTGAGCGTCGATCATAGACATCAACGCCTTGCTAGCACGCGTGGCGTTGGCGACAATCAACTCCGGGTCCGCCATGATCTGTGCCGGTTGCATGTGACCCTCCGGCACTGGCACGGGCATCTCTACCACATCCCTCGCCTCGACTTCCACTTCCGGGGCCATACGTATCCCTTCCTACATTCCTGCGGGCGTCTCGAACCGAGGCGCATGAGGCTCATTGGGGGAGCCGGTTAAGCAGGTACATGCGCCCCGCCGAGACATTCTACCTGACGCAGTTATTATGCCAACTGTTCCGCCACCCGGCGGTATTCCTTCTGCAATTCCTGCCGCGCGCGGAATAGGTATACCTTTGCGGTGTTGTGGGGCATCCCCGTGCGCTTGGAGGTTTCGCTTGGGCCTTCCCCTCGGTCGAAGCGTGCGGAGAATGCTTCCCGATGCTTGGGGCGCATCCGTGCGGCGGCGGCCTGCATGATCTCTTCGTGGTCCTCGGCGATCAGCGCATCGAGAACGGTGTGGCTGTCGTATATGCCCCCGGCCATGTGGTTGTAGTCGGCCCGGTACTCTTCGGCGCGTAGCTCCTCGGCGCTTCCTCTGCCGTGTGCTTGTCGCCATCGGTATCGGTCGATGATGCAGTTGGTCACGATGCGCCCCGTCCACCCCAGGTACGACCCTTTGCAGGGGTCCCAGAGGTGCCGCTTGCACCATATCTTCATGTACACGTCGTTCACAGCTTCCTGGGCGTCTTGGTAGTGGCCGAGCTTCTTCATGCAGTGGCCCAGCGTGTACGGTCCTTGCCAGGCGTAGAACTCATCGAAGGCGTCCTCGTCACCGCTCTTTATACGGCGTCCAAGGCTATCCGCTCGTTCGCCTGGTTCCACATCTCGATAGCTGTCGCTCGGTCGTTGCCCTTCAGCACTTCGTCCCATATCCCCACGCGTCCTTTCCATTCGGAGATGTGATTCCCGTAGTAGTGCGTCTCGTGGTCGAAGCTGTTGTGGCTGTTGTCGACAGTGCGGCCACGCATCACCACCTGCTCTATGTCCGTGGCTGCCAACAGCCGTACCTCTCTCTCTGCCGAGAGCGGGGACACCTTCGGCATGTAGGCCGGGACGAACCCTTGCAGGAACCCTGCCAGCCGGGAGAGTTCGTCGGCTGGGGATTCGATCATGTTGGCATAGAGTTGTTCGAGCATCTGGCAGTGGGGCGCGCCGTTGAACCAGTACATCATGCGGACGTGGTTATCGACCACCTCCTGCATGGACGTGCGCAGCGCAGCGCCTGTCGTCCCCGTGAAGGCTTTCCATGAGGCGGCCACGTCACGTATGTCACGGTGGATGTACAGGAACGCGTCGTGTGGGTTCTCCACGAGTCTGCGTGAGATGTCGTGCGGGATGTTGTGAACCTTGACGAAGCGCACTGCGAACGCGCTGCGTCTGTCTTGCAGGTCTGCTTCCTCCACGGTTTCGGGTGGTTCGGGGCGTTTGGCTAGGTCGCTCAGTATGCGGCGTGCTGCGTTGTATTGCCAAGTCGACCCGGAGCGTTTCATCCCGAGGCACAGTACGTTGATGCCGTCCATTAGCTCTCCGTCCGAATGTCGGCCATCACGGCGCTTTGGAGCGTGCCGTCCACTAGATCAGCGATCAGCGCCATCGTGCCGATGGGCAGGTCGTCGTGCATGGTGATGTGCATTTTCCGCCAGGCTATGGTGTCTCGACACGGGTGTTCCCAGCCGATGGAGATAGCGAAGTCGGGGTAGAGTTCACGCATAATGCGCAGTACGGTGTCGTAGACGCCCGGGACGCAGACCAGCACCGGCGAGTCGCAGTGCGGGTAGCGGAGCAGGAACTGTTCGAGTACGCCATACGACAGCGACCGTTCCGTCCCGCTGTTGTGGTCGTGGAGGTCAGAACGGGAAGGGGTAAGCACCGCGTAGTGTGCACGACACTTGGCCTTCCTAACCAGCGTTCGGACGGCCTCTTCGTCTTGGAGAGGCTTCGGCGGGTCCTTCGCGTTGAGCGCCAGTCGGACATACGCCGCCGCCTCGAAGACGTAGCCGGATACCATGTTCGTGTTCACGACGGGGGCCGAGAGTTCAGCTCTCGCCCCGTCAAGAACCCTCTGCGCTTCTTCCACCAACTGATACCGTGTCATCCTCTTCCTCCATCTCCACGTCGATCACAGTGCCGGGGTTGAGAGGCTTGGGGGGTAGCCCGAGTTCGTTATAGGCCTTCTCCAAGACCAAGTGTGCTTCCTCGGAGGTGACGATGTTCGCGTCCAGCGCCATGTCTACGGTCTTGATGTGCAGTGCTGCCATGCGTTGCTCGTAGTCTCGCGCGTGTCTCATCATCAGGTCAGCGACTTTGAGCTTGTCGGCGTCCCGGGCTTCGGGGTTGGCCAGCACCTCTGCCATGATGCGGTATGCCTGGTCGACGCCGTGCGTGACATGGACCACGCGTTGTGCGGCGAGTACTGCGCGGACTTCTTCGTCGCTGTTGAGCCAGGTGTGTATGGTCTGTCGGCTGACGCCCACGGTATCCGCAATCGACTGCACGCCACGTCCGAGCGCGTAGAGCTTGCCGACGTTGGCTTTGACGCTGATCTCAGTGTCGAACTCGGACTTACCGACGCGACTGAACGGTCCTGTGGCCATTAGACCTTCTCCGCATCGTCTGGCATCTCGGTTGGCGGCTCATACTCTTCCTCGGGGGGGCCTTCCTCCACCTCGCCCATGAGCAGGTGACTCTTGGTGAGTTCCACTCGGTATCGGATACCGGGGTACAGCACCATCGTTCCTGGGAAGCGATAGGGGTTGCCTTGAAGTTGCAGCACCAGTATCTCGTGCGCGCCGGTCATCCCGGCGGTGAACTCCACGGACTCCCCGATTTTGAGAGATACCTGCCGCACCGGCATCACGTCCGAGCCTAGCTTGAACTCACGCATCACACTTTGGTCTTCTCAATCTCGGCCACCATGCGGGTAGCAAACGCATCCACCTCGTCATCGGTGAGCCTGTCGTAGGGCCTGCTACGTACTGCGCCTGTCCTCGGGTCGGTGGCCCCTGTCTCGTAGAATTCGAGCTTAGCCATCTGCCCGTCGGGTCGTAGTTCCAGCAGCGCCATGATGGCCTTCCCCTTGTGCCGGAACTGGAAGGACCACTGGTTGAACTCACCGCCCCGGGGGTCACTAACCCTCATTCTTCATCTCCACCGTCTCCTTAACCATCTGGATGTAGCGTGCGGCCTTCGCCCCGGGCATCAGGTACGTCCGCACCACGATGTCGTCGCCTACCCCGTGGATGGTGTACCAGTCGCACTCGTCACGGTCTAGGTACAGCCTGCCCCACACATCGTCACGGGCTTCGTCCTTGGTGTCGGTAACGAAGACCACCTCACGGGTCATCACGCGCACGCTCTCGCCGCTGAACGGGTTAGCTTTCATCAGGCACCACCATCCAGAAGAAGTTCCCCTCGGGAACGTCGCAGAGTGAAAAGCCCACGACGGTCTGTATGGCTATGGTTCCTATCACCATCTCCACCACCGTCGGGGTGTTCGTAGATGGATACAGTGGGCGGGAAGCCTTGATGTCTCGTCCCGCCTGCACATACATGGCACGCGCCCCTCGTGGGCTCAGGTACTCGCCGTAGTGACCAACCCGCCATTGCGGGGTCTTCCAATTGGAGTGCAGCTCGGGGAACGAGATGGAATGTGGCGTCGGCGCAGGGGCCATGTAACAGTCACGCACCAACACCCACGGGTCGAGCTTCTGGCAGTGGCCGTCCTCACGAACGCCGGTGAATAGTCCGCCTCGTCCTTTCGGCAGCCCAATCTTCCACGTCTCCCCGTTGGATTGCCACTCCTGCCCCACGTCTTCCCACGTCGGCGCGTCCTTGCTATAAGCTCTCACGACACACTCCCCTCACGTAGCTTCCTCCTGTAAACGCGCTTCAACGCTTCCACCAGCCGCATCTCCAACAGCACCCGGTAGATGCGCTCGAACCCGGCGTCTATCTGCTCCTGCTGCCGACGCCGCGCCTCCGGGGTGTTCAACGAGCGTAGCATCTCGCGCACGTCGCCAATCCTAATCGGGGGGTTATCCGATGACTGTGACACCTGTATGCCTCCGTAGCTTGGTGTTGAAGGCTTCATGCTCGGGGCGTGCCTTCGCTTCGACTTCGTATGTGCTAGGCCACCCTACGATGGTGTGCATATCCTCCATGAACAGCGGCCTTACGTCACCATAGCCTGGGTTCAGCTTCTCTCGCCAGCGCCGCTCGTGGATGCTCGGCGGGTGGCCTTTAAGCCTTCGGGATTGCTTCGGCCTCATCGACTATCACCCTCAACGTGTTGTCCCCGTACTCGTTCTCCCATAACGGCTTACGAAACACACGCTCTGCGTTTGGATACGTCGCATCAAACGTGCCACCGTCCATCATCCGAGTGCATTCCCTACACTCGTAGTCCGGCCCCACCACCGCCCACTCTCGACACGCACACGGCTGCTCCACCAACTGCACCGTTGCCCCACGGTCGAACAGTTCGTACTTCATCGCCCCGTACCGCTTCTGCTCCAAGAACGATGGGCGGCCTTTCCCTATCCACCACTCGTCAAACGCATACGGTGTGAACGCGTAGAACGCCTCCGGGTCATCCACCAGCTTGCGGAATAACACCTTCAAGTTCGTATGCACCTGCGACCTGCCGCAATGAGACTCGTCACCGAACCCCCAGTACTGACGCACCCTCCCTGTCCGCCACACTATCCCACGACCCCACACGAACGACATCGGAGCCTGCTCTACCTCGAATAGCGAAAGCTGCTCACTCATCGGAGTCATCGGTATCGTCGGGCTTACGCTTGTTCACGATGCCCACGTTGAGATACGCCGTCTCATCACACTCCGGGCAAGGCGTCTTGAACGATGCACGCCTACCAAACAGAATCCCCTCCGTAGCTGCCATAAGCTCAACCGGGTCGCCCTCCTCGACCGCCCATTTACATCCGCAGGAATAGCACCGCACTTCCTGCCCAATACCACCGCCCTTGTTCAGACCGCTTGCGATTACCTTAGCCATCAGGAGACTCCCTTGAACGCACGGTTAGCCAGCCAACCACCGAGGTTGCCCGCGTCGGTTTTATCATAGCGTTCCTTGCTAAGGGCAGCTATGAACTTCTCCATATCTTCGTCTGTATCCCAACCTAGCGGGGAGGCAAACGCCCGAGCTAGGTCACGAATCTCCCCCCTCACCTTCCCCTGCACGATGCGCGCGTATCTCAAGCACATCGCCTGCGCGATTGCGATGAGTAGTTCGGGCGTGTCCTTGGTCGTGTCGAGCGCCGCATTTGAGTAGGAGTGGAAGGCGCGCGTGTAGTGGTTGAGGGCGGCCAGCGTATTCGGCCCCAACGCCCCGTCGGCAGTAGCCCCTATCACCTTCTGCACCGCCTTCACGCAATGCTTGAGCATCACGCCGCCGCCGTTGATCTTGGCGTCGAACAGCTTCCCCGCCACTGCCTGCGACTCGATCTCCGTCACATGCACAGAGCGCGTCAGTTGCCCCTGTCGGTGGTAGAAGGCTAGGACTCCCCGCTCGATCAAGTCCACATGTAGAACACGCTCAGCAAGGAGCCGCCCCTGTGACAAGTCGATGGCCTCATCCCCTGCCCACCCAAACTGGGGGCGAAGGATGTCCACATCAGCCCACCAGGCGAGCTTCGGGTGATGCACACGGCTGACTCCACCGACGGTTTCTCCGCCCGCATCGCCAGCACGGTTCGTCCACGTCAGCAACCCCCCCTCGGATAGGATGGTGTCCTCGATCATCGCGCCCAGGTCACTGCTTCGCAGCACTTCGTTCCTCGGCATCTTCCGACTCCTCCGCTGCCGCCAACATGGCGTTATGGACTTCCTTAGGCGAGTACTTATAAAGCACCGCCAGCACCTTGCGCGCGAACTCCCTGTCCTTCTCCTTGTCAGCCTCGGAGAGATCGGCGTAGGGCGTGTCGGCCTGGGCCTCCCATCTATGCCACGATACGAGGGCCGATGGGATGTCCGCGCAAGGCCACGACTTCCCCAGCATGTGCTTCGCCCACCCCGCCCACTGCTCGTGTTCTAGCGCCGCCAGGTCTTCCAGCAAATCAGACACCGCACACTCCCTTATACACAACCCGTTGCAGACCGCCAGAACCACGACCGGACGATACGACGACGACAAACACGACCCAAGAGACGCAGGAATGGTGCCAATCGCTTGACATAACGCGACATTGGGCGCTTTTCTTCGATTATACCGTCATTGGTGGCACATTTCACCGTCATTGGTGGGGAACAGCGGAGAATCGTGGGGATTCGTTGCAGCGCCCGCGCGTAGGGGGGGGTTGGGGGACGAATCCGGGCTGCTACTGGGTCTGCGGGGCTGGTGTCCGGGGGGATGCGGGCCTAGTGTCGCATTATGCGCCGGTCGGGAGGGGGAGGAGAGCCCCCTATGGGGAAGATTTTCGATTTCCGTGTAGGAACTTATTTCCCTACGGGAGTTTCTCTCTTTTGTCTGCCGTCGGTAACCAGATATGCTACCCGTTTGGTTGCACGTCGTTGGTTACGGGGAGATAATGTGGCTAGCGTGCGCCTGGTATGTCCAGTCTGCCGGACGGGTCGCCTTGCTTCCCGGGGCCGAGGATGTTCGCTAGTTCCTCCTCGAAGCTGGTGTCGAGTCCTTCGCGGCGCATCTCCCGTGTGCGTTCCCGCGCGGTGTCTTTCGGGTAGTCCATCTCGGCTTGGAAGAACGTGTCCAAGCGGTCGGCGTCGTCACGATCTAGCTCGCTGAACTGGAGGCCGAGTACCACCTTCCCTGCGAGCGTGAACGAGCCCTTCTTAAGGGATGAGGGTTGCAGGAAGTCACGGTCTTCCTCCTGCACGTAGCTCAGGACCTTCCTATACTCAGACCACAGGCGGGTGAACCCTGGAAGATTGTGGACGAGGTAGGCGTTGTGTGGCTTCTCGGACACGTAGTCCGGCCTGCTCTTTGTCCCCTTGTTCCTGAACTCCACGAAGCGGTGCATGAACTTGCGGAAGTCGTCTGGCATGAGACGCCCTTCCGGGGTGTCCTCGGCTAGGAAGCGGCCGATGTCAGGGATGCGCACTGAGTCGCGGACGTTGCGCCCCGAGAAGAAGCGATAGCCTGACCGTAGCTCGAACCAACTCTTGGGGACCGGGTGCAGCTGCTTAAGGAAGCCGAACCCGCCCTCGGTGATAGTGTCAACGGCCTGCTGTGCCGGGTTGCCTAGCGAGTTCATCCACATGGCCTGCCCATTACGGCCCCGGCTCAGGAGTACTCGCGCGCCGCGTTGCGTGTGCTCGTAGGTCTTGGCCAACTCCTCTGCGGTCGCTGGTTCTTCCCCGGATAGCTGCTGCACCATGTCTATGAAGTTGGCTTGGACTGCGAACTGCCCCGGTCTACGGACGATCATCTCGGCTTGCAGCGCCAGATTCTTACGCGTGAACGTATAGAAGGGGATGAAGCGGCGCAGCACCTTGCGCTCGAAGGCGGTGAGTGCGCCGTAGTCGAACAGGAACATCTTCACCCGCTCGGCAGCGTTGAGTACATCCCCGCCGTTCTTCATAAGGTTGTGCATGAACAGCAGGCGGCGAGAGTGGTCCTCGACAAGGTTCGCCATCTTCCGCGCGCCGCGCTGCGGTGCCCCCACCGCCTGCTTCACCGCCCTAAGCACCTCTCCCGGCTTACCTTCGATGCGATTGGCTGCGTTCATGCGGGACAGGTCGGCGTTGGTGGCGGCTTCGAGGTCAAGAACCCCGTGAGGTATGCCGTTACCTGCCACGTCGTACTGCTTCATCACATCGTCAAGCTCGCCGTACAGCCAGGTCTTCCCGTTCACGTCCGTCATTATCGGCTGCTCGCGTAGCAAGCGCAGCGCGACTCGCGCCTCGGAGGCTTCTGTCGCCACAGCGCTGCGGAGGCCCGGTCCCAGGATGTCGGCCTGGTGAGCCATCCATCCCAGCTGCTGCGACATGCCGTGAAGCGCGGGGTTGAACGCAGCCGTACCGATGTCCATGTAAGCCAGCCACGTATTGGACAGGTGATTCTGGCCGTGGAACGCGGGGAAGTAAGCGGTCACCGTGGTCTTCCACCACGCGTTGTAGCCGTCCGTGACCTTGCCTATGGCTGCTCCGATCTCCCACAGCGAGTCGCCGGGGCCACGCCCTCCCTTGAACTCTGGCATGTTGTCGGAGATGAGCCGGTCGACGGACTTCTGTAGGTAGTACCCTTCGAGGCCAGGGATGCCGTGGTCATCTGGACTTACCCAGTTTCCTTCGGGGGTTCCGGTCTTCGAGCCAGTCTTCGCCCGCTGGACAAGGGGGTCTACCCCCTCGAAGTCAGTCACCGGCCGAGCAATACCGATGTCCTTAAGCTCTTGCCAGAACTCAGCCTGCGACACCATGTAGGCGTGCTGTCGCGCTCGATTAACGGAAGCGCGGATGGCGTTCGGTTCAAACAGACCGCCCAAGACATCGTTGGCTTCGTCCAGCAGCAGCTTCTCTCGGGAGTAGAACCGGAGGTTCCCGTGGTCGGCTGCCAGGCTAAGCTGCTCCCGTCGAAGCGGGACTCGTCCCCCGTCGTCACCTTCAACCCAAACACGCAGGTCGGACTTGTTGATGGCGTCCAAGTCCTCGATGGCACCGAGATCAAGCATGTCGTGCGAGCCATCCTCGCCCAAGCGGGAGTGACCGACCACCTTGAACTTGCCCTGTCCCAACGTCTCCATCTGCTCGGCGGTAAGCTGCGCCGTCTTGGTAAGCACCTCGTCACCGAGGACAGGCAGCCCCTTCTTCCTGGCACCGATGCGCCGCACCCATAGCTCATCGTTGTTGGGCGGGACTCGGGAGAGGACATCCGTGATAGCGTCGGCCATACTGAACTCAAGGTCGGCCATACGCTTCTCTTGCCTCAGGATGAGGTTGCGGAGCTTACCGCCCTTCTTAGCCTGGGTCAGGTCCTTGCCCAACTCATCGACCAGCGAGTCCAATGTCTTGTGCAGCCCCGCCCGGTCATCCATCCCAGCCTCCTGAGCAGCACTGGCAATGTCCGCTAAGGCACGCTCTCTACCTTGGATGGCGCTCATGTCGGCGTCGGTGGCACCGTCCTGAACTAGCTCGCTCAGTTGGCGTCGGTAAGTATCAAGCTCCCCGGTAAGAAGCTCCTGCATCCCCTCGATCTCAAGGTCGGATAGGACTTGGAGGGTGTCCTCCGTCGTGAGCATCTTGGACTGGATATTCTCGATGGTTACCAGCAGAGAGCGAGTACGGCGGGCTTCCTGCATGGTCTTGTTACCCTGCCGTAAGAACGCCCGTTGCTGAACTATGGCCTCGGAGAGGCCCTCGGTCCCGTCGAGTGTGGCGTGGAGTTCGTCAAGCTGATGATGCAGTTGCCCTAGCTCACGCACCATCGCGTCATCCAAGTCCGCATCGAACGTCAGCTGCTCCCACGGGAGCTTATCTATACGGGCGTTGACAGCATCGACCTGCCGCAGCACTTCGGCACTGGCGTTACGCTCGTTCAGCATCTCACGCAGCACTACCTTCTCTTCGTCCATCGCGGTGCGTATGGCCCCGATGTTCTCGGGGGAACCGGCGGGGCTTAGGAGCAGGCCCTCGGTCATGGGGGCCGCCGCAGCGTCCGTCTCATTGAAGAGAGTCCCTTGGGCTGCGGACGGGTCATGGGCCGCGCGTGCCCGGGCGGCGCTAGCATCTTCGAGAGCAGAACTCCCACGAACCGTAGCGCCTGCCGCTGCATTCGTCTGCCGTTCTAACGCCCGCTCCTCCCGAGCCAAGCGCCGCAGCGTCTTCGTCTTGGAGTTGATCTCCGTGCCTGCGTCGGCGCGAAGGTCTTTGCGCTTAGCCTTGATGCCGGTGATGCGCTCACGGATTTCCTCTGCCGTCTGCCCCGAGGACCGTGCCAGCAGCCTATCAAGCCGCGAACTCATCCGTTCCGTGCTGCGCTGCGCTGCGACCAGGCGGCCTACGTCCTGCCCCAACTCCTGATTGAGAAGGCGCTCAACCGTGGTCGGCTTGCCCATGACCTCACGGGGGTTCATCGCAATGCCGTTGCCGTCGGAGTCCCGCATCAGGAACATCGTTCGGCCAAACTCCGCGCGCTGCTTCCCGGTAGTTCGCGCATACCGACGGGTGGTGTCCTGCAATATCTTCTCGGCAGTGGCCGCCCCCTGCTCGTCCACCAACGTCTTTGCGTCCAGCCGGAGCTTAGCCATGCGACGGCTGATTGGCACTCGGGGCATGTAGTTCAGCCCCAGGTTCTCGGAGATGTCGATGCCCGCTGCCTTCTCCCCCGCCAGGAACTCGTCCATCATCCCGCGAAGTTGGACACGCACACTCTCCGCTACCGGGTCATCGAAGGTCAGCTGGTTGCGGTAGGCGAACAGTTGCGCAGCGGCCTCGGCCTCGGTCATGCCAATGTCCGAGAACTCGTCCGTTAGGATTACCAACGCGTCACGATAGGCCCCCGCCTCGTCCAGCTTGGCCATTAGCTCGGGGTCCGCGTGGATGTCGTCCAACGCTTTCTGCAAGGAGGGGTCAGCAGCACGCACCCCACCGTCCGCTAAGCTCATCACAAACTCAGCCTGGATGGAGTTGTCTAGGTTCCCCGCGATGTCCTCAATCCGCTTCTGGTATACGTCGTCCAAGAAGGCGAACCTGTTCCGCATCGTAGTGAGCGCACGCACCGCCCCATACGGGACACGACCGTAACGATTGAAGTGCTGGCTCACCGACGCGGCGGCACCGCCTAGAACTTCGGCAGGGGGCGGAAGCCCAGCCAGCGGGCCGGGCGGTACGAGTTCTGCCACCTGCTGACCGAACGTGTAGGCAGCGTCCCGCAGCGGCTTGGTGGTCGCGTCGATCTTGGCCATCGTAGACGACTCAAGGAGAGCGTCGAACACCGGGCCTAAGTCTAGTATCGTCCGCTCGTGCATCTCCATTACCGCAGGGAACGCTAGCTTCGGGAAGGCACCCGCTCGTGGGACTTTGCCCTTGATCGCTGTGCGTGGGACACGCCCCGGCTGCTCGATACCAAAGCCACGCTTCTTACCCTTCGTAATCCCGGGGAAGCGAGCCTTGACCCAGCCCCGGTCTAGGGCGTGGCGCACGAACTGCTTGGCGTAGGCTTCCTCGGCAGCATCTGCGACGTGCCGTGTCTCGTTGGTCACCGTGTCGACCACCTCACCAAGCTCGTTACGTATGCGCTGAGTACTGGTGGTCGTATATTCTCCTGTCCGCGCCACGTCCTGCATCCGCTCCAAGAAGTCGCCGTAGTCCAACTTCATAGCGGTCATAACTTGGTTCTTGAGACGGGAGTACTGCGCCCCGCTCGTCCCAGCCAAGCCCTTCGCGGACACGTCAATCAGAAGCTCGTGGGGCAGGGACTCCAAGGTTCGGGTGATAGTCTCAACCGATGCGCCGGGCGGGGCCTTGTCCCCGATGCGGAGCACGTCGATAAGGTCATCCCCGGCCATCGCCGCACGCTCCAAGGCCGAGCCAAGCCTAACGCCTTCACGCGTAAGGTGAAGCGTCTTACCTGACCGCGAAAGCACTCGCCCAAACTTGCCGACACCAATGCCCAAGAGGTTCGTTGGGTCTGCGAACAGGTCCCACGCCCCGAAGAAGATCGTCTTGGGGATGCTGAGCGGGTTGGACCGCTCGATACGTTCCGAGAGAGTCATCGGAGTGTGAAGCATACGCTGGTTATGCTCGTAAGGGCTCTCCCCGCTGAAGGCTTCGCGGGCTGTTAGGGGAGGCACCATCAGATACGCACTGAACGGTAGCGCACTCTCCTTGGGGCCGCCGGGAGCCAGCGCACGAATCGGCCCCTCGACCAAAGCGGAGCCGGAGAAGAACGGTGACGCCATCTTAATCAAGCCAGCTGCACCGATCTGCAACGCCGTAGCGTCCGGTCGTATCTGCTCCCCGGTCAGGGCCTCACGCACCATCCCCACCAGGCTGTTCGTTACCTGCTGGCCGCCCTCTACCTCTCGAAGCGCAGTCCCAAAACCGAACGCTACGCCCTTGAGAACCACTTGGTCCACCTTAGCCATCGCACGTAACGGAGCAGACAGCATGGTGTTCGTGAGGTTGGCGTCCAGCACCTCCAAGGCCGAGTCTGCCACCTCCAGTCGCATGAGTGAGTCCGTTAGCTGGCGCTGCTCCAGCCTGACAGACCGCTCCGTCATCGACCGGGCGATGCGCTGTCCTACCTCCAACGGCCCTTTCAACGCCTCCAGCAGGGACACCCCACTGCGGTTGAACTCGTCCGCCGCTACGATGCCTACCTTAGCCCCAGCCGATAGCCCTTGAAGGCCGTGCTCCGGGTGCACCAGCGGAAGCATCGCCCCGCTAGGGCGAACTACAACCGCCGCGCCCTCAGCCTCTACCAGTTTCTCAATGGAGTTGCTATCGCCCGAAGGCGTGGTCGGTGGCTGCCGCCGCTGAGAAAGACGATCAAGACCGGCCTCGACTACAGACTGCCCCGACTGCAACGCACCCCTGCGCTTACGCCCACCCTCTCCTTCTATCGAGCCGTCAGGGCGGACAAACAAGCCGGTGGCAGGGTTGCGTATGCCAACCCCTAGCTCAGCAGACTTGTCCGCCAACTGTTGGTCGGAAAGGATAGGGAACGCCTCGCCCAGGGCTTCGGGGGGGAGGACTTCCTCTGGCGCTTCGGCAGGGTCCCCGAACATCGACCGCATGATACGGTCACGGTTGATCGGGGTAGCCCCCCCCTTCTCTTCCTCGTCGTCCTGGGGGAACATCGAGCGCAGGATGCTGTCCCGGTCGATGGCCATTACGGAGTCCCTAGCAAGGCTTCGATGTTCTGAAGCAACTGCCGCTTCTGCTCAGGCGTCAGGTTCGTATTCGCTTGGATGGACGCACGCATCTCGGACAACGTGGCCCCATCTGGCGCACGAGGCTCCTCAGCGGCTACGACCGGGGGCGGTGCCGCCTGGATGCTGCTAACCACGCTATCGTGGAAGGCGGTAATGTCGCTAAGAAGCTCAGCCGATGCTGCGTTGGCTGGGTCTTCGAGCCACGCAATCATCTCTTCCTGGCCCAAGTGAGCCACCCCGAGTACCACCCGGGCCTCGGCAAGCCGCGCGCCGACGTTGGCAATGCGCTCGGGAGCAGTCTGCGGCGTAAGTGCCGCCGACGACATCTTCTGCTTCGCGCCGCTGACCCGCTCGATGTTGTAGCGGTGCTCGCTGTCTTCGTTGGCTGCTGGCGCAGGAGTCGACACCTGCCCAAGGCCGTTGAGTCCTGCGGCCTTGAGTTCCTTGTCGAACTCGTCCGGGTGAAGCGATGCGTTCCGTAGCTTCGTTACGAACGTGGGATTCGACCTTCCAAGACCAACCTCCTGCTTGAGGAAGTCGATGGCCGCCTTGCGATAGAACCCAGGCCGTGCGTCATCACCAACCCTCGACCCCGGGGTGTTGTAGCGCATAGTGGCATCCAAGTCCCACTCGACCACCCCGCCACGGCCTGCGCCCAGTTCGGATAGTCCGTCCTCCGTTCGCGTCCGTAGGAACTGCGCGAACGTGCTAGACAGCGCACCGTCGGCCTGCCTTAGTTGCTGGTCAGGGGTAAGGGTAGCGTCGCCCTTGCGGGTCACAATCCCTCCGAGACTGCGGCCCTCGATCATTACAGCGGACAACTGCTCCATCGTCTTCGTGAGTTCCAGAACACGCGGGTAGTTCTCAGCGTGGAACGCCAGCGCCCCCTCCAAGTCCCCTGCCTGTCGACGTTCCAAGACGCCCTGGTTCAACTCACCGATGGCCGTGGCTAGCTCGACGTTGTAGGCAGAGCTAATGGCCCCGAAGACCCGGCTCTCATCCACCTTGCCGTCGTGAGACGCCGCCATCATCTGAGTTAGTAGTTCCCGAGCCTCGTCGGGTATCGGGATGTTTAGACCATCCAGGCGCTTATGCACGCGGGCTATAAGCTCGTCCGCGCCTGGCGGGATAACGTCGTCCATGACTGACTGCTCAAGGCGCTTCTGCGCCGGTAGGGCCAGACCCTTGTAGTGGTCCGTCTTTCTGAGTTCTTCCAGATTGGCGTCTACCTTGATGGCTTCGGGTACTTCCATCCCCGCACGCACGTAGGCCGCCTGCCGCTGCCCAGCGTTACCTAGGCCGTTCGTAAACTCCCTCGCCAACTGACGCTGCAACGCCTGGTCAGCCGCTGCGAAGTCTCCCGTTTCCACAAAGCCGTTCAACGCCAGGGTGTCACGCTCGGTGACCTCGTGGAGCACGGTGTAAGCACCAACCCATGCTCGGCGCTGCTCCTTGGATATGGCCGTCTCCATCTTGGCCCGATTCCCCAAGAAGCCGTCGAGCGCGTTCGCCCGAAGGATGTCATACCGCAACGCAGCACTCGATGCGACGAAGGGCTGCTCCGCTTGGGCTGCCTCCAACGACAGCGCGGCGTTCGCAGCGGAGTCCAGTATGCGCTGCTTCTCCTGCGGCTCCGTCGCCACTGCTACACGTTGCCTCACTTCCGCTACGACCGCGTTGGCCTGCACAACCCTAAGCTGCGCCTTCACCGTGTCGATCTCGTCCTGGCGAATGGCTTTGGCTAGAGCGGCGGCCTCTTCGGCGGACTCGGTGGATGCGATGTCCTGCCGAACGCCTCGGTCAACAAAACCACGCCCCAACTCGGCCGCGCCCTGGATGTTCTGCAACGCGCCCCTATTAGCACGGAAAGGAATAAGCGCATCGTTGCGTTGGAACTCCTGCTGCGCCTGAAGCTGCCGACCGCCTGCACCACCACGGGTGGGAATTCCCAACGGCCCGGCAGTACCAGCCGTGGTCGACTCCACACCCAACGGGGACGCCGGTTGGGGAATCTGGTTGGCCAAGCCAACCTGCTGCTGGGGGCCTTGCACCGCACCGAACTGTTCGGCGGCCTGCAACGACTGGATGTTCTCGGGTTTGTTTAGGTCAACCTTCCCCAGAGCCTGGGAGAAGTCCACCGAGGAGATGCCAGTCGTAGGGTCGCCTGCCAAAGCGCGGGAGGACCGCTGATCGGCAGTACGCGTCTCCTGCTCCTGGGCAAACTTGGTAGCGTCACGGTCTTCCTTGGCGTCCAGCCGCCCTTCCGCCTTCTCTGCCTGCGCGAGCTTGATCTGCGCAAGCAACTCGTCAAGCTCGGTTTGCTTACGCTTACGCTCCGAATCCCCCCGAGCTTGGCCAATCTGAGAGAACGTATCCCCCAGTTGCATGATGAGCGCAAGTGTCCGATCACCGGGGGTTCCGCCGGGTAGAAGGTCGCGTCGGAATGCCATGATTCCCCCTAACCCGGGATGAACGCACCGGCGACACTTGCCAGCGTGTTGCCCACCGCCAGGATGTTATCGAGTGTACTCGGCCCCGCCACCTGGGTATCTACCAGCTGCTGGTTCTGAATGGCGGACTGCACGCCCAGCTCGAAGTTACCTAGCGCCTGTATCGCGCCCTGCACCTGGCTACGCGCCTGCTGCGATAGACCCTCGCGCGTCGACGCCTGCTGGAACATGAACTGCATCGCGGACATCTGCTCGGAGAATCGTCCGCTGCGTACCTGCTCGGTGAAGGTGTCCGCCGTGATGTCCTGCCGCTGGAACTCGGACGAGAACTGAGCAATCTGATCGCGGGCGATGTTCGTCTGCTGCTGGTTCGCCTGCTCCACGAACTGCCTGCCCTGCTGAGCCAAGCTCGACATCTGCAAGCTCGCGTCGATGGCCTGCTGCTGCAAGTCCGCACGCCCCTGCAACCCAAACTGCCGTGCCTGCTCCTGCAACTGCTGCGCCTGCAACTCGGACTGCTGAACCATGCCCTGCTGGAACTGCTGCGCCTGCTGACCAAGCTGAGTCCGCGCGGTCTGCAAGTCGCCCTGGGCAATCGCCCGCTGCGTGTTGAGAGACGCCTGCTGCGCCTGCTGACCAAGCAACGCCTGCTGAGACGAGAACCGTTCTTGGAAGCCCTGCTGCTCTCGCTGGAAGCCTGCGGCGTCGCCAAGCTGCGCCGTCTGCAAGCCGCCCTGCAACGCACCCTGCGTGCCCTGGAACTGCTGGCCGAACTGCTGCGCCTGCTGCTGCAACCCAAGCTGCGCGTTCGCCTGCTGGCGCTGGAAGTCCTGCGCCGCAGCGCCCCCTTGGGCCTGTGCTTCAAGCGCGCGGTTTTGCTGCTGCGCTCCTTGCTGAGCGCCGAACAACGTATTGAACAGGTCTTGCTGCGAGGATAGTTGCTGCCCTTGCTGCTGCTGGCCTAGCTGTGCTTCGAGGTTCGCTGCGCTCTGCCCGAACCCCGCTTCCTGGCCCGCTGCCCCAAGCACCTCTCCGAACAGGTTCTGCCTTCCCTGCGACTGGGCCTGCGCACGCCCTAGCCCCAGGTTCCCCTGCGCTATCTGCGCCTGCAAGTCACGCTCTGCCTCGCCTGTTACCAAGCCGCCTACCTGACCAAACAGGTTCTGCTGCGCGTCGATGCCTGCGATCTGTCCTTGCTGGCCCAACTGTCCACGGGCGATGTCCGCCTGCAACTGCTGCGCAGACTGGTTCTGAGCCGCCCCTGTGAGAGCGCCGAACGCGCCTTGCTGGGCCTGCGCCTGCCCGATCTGTCCCTGCAACCCTAGCTGCTGAGTCGCCTGGCTAGCGCCTAACTGCCTCTGCAAGTCCTCCGACTGGAAGCCGCCCAGCTGCCCCAGCAGGCCCTGCAAAGCCGCCGCCTGGCCCTGCTGTGCCTGCAATCCTAGCTGTGCTTCTAGGCCGCCCGCTGTCGCCTGCCTCTGAGCCTGAGCGTCCGCCGACCCCGCAAGCTGACCAAACAGCCCGGCCGCCCCCGCCGCCTGCGCCTGCTGGGCCTGCTGCTGGAGCGCCTGCTGCTGGCCCTGCTGCTGTGAGAACTGCGCGCTCATCTGAGGAATCTGCTGGAGCGCCTGCTGCTGTGCAGCGAACCTCTGCTGTGCTACCTGATTCCCTACGCCCTGCAAGAGGCCGCCTGCCTGCTCGCCAAGAAGCCCGGCAGCAACGCCCGACCCCGAGATTCCACGATCACCTGCTTGGAACGGGTCGGCGCTGTTGATGCGCTGAATCTGACTCTCAACGTCTTGGAACAGCGCGTTCTCCGCACGCTCGCCAGCCTGCGTCTGCTGCCCCAACGCCTGCGCAATAAGCTCCTGCTGAACCTGCGTGATGCCCGTCTGCGACAGGTTGCGGAAGAAGTTGGAGTTCTGGGTGTTGAAGTTGCCCTGCGCTGCATTAGCGTCAGCGGCTGCCTGTGCTGCGGACCCGATGTCTTGCCCAAACGCCTCAGTAGGGGCCTGCCCGACACCGGCCGAAACGCCGGTGATGCCCCGTGCCGCAGACTGTGCCTGCTGGGCTAGACCTGTCCCCAACTCCGTCGGGCCGAGGCTAACACCAAACTGGGTGCCGCCACGCTGACCCGCCCCCACGGAGCCACCTGCGATGTTACCGGCGCTTGCGGCAAGGTCCCCCGCCAGCCCTGGCTGACCCGTTTGGTGCCCCAACTGCGCACCCAGGAAGCTGTTCCCGAGCGTGTTGGCTTGGATAGTGGGGGCTCGGGTACCGCCCGCTAACTGCCGGATGTTTCCGCTGAGTTCCTGTCCGAGGCCCTGCTGACCTTCCCGACTGCCAAGCAGAACGCCGAATCGGCTGTTGTCGAGCGCACCGGCGTTGATAGATGTGTCAAGGTTCTGCTGGTTGAACACGTTCTGCGCACCACCAAGCAGGTCCTGCAACGTGCTGCCACCGAACTGCTGGCTAAGCAAGTCCGTTCCGCCCAACGTCTGACCGTCGACCGAAGGGGCGCTACCCTCTGCACCTAACGCTTCTATCTGCGTTCCCAGCGTATCACGTGCCTTGTCCACCGCCGCCCCGGGCAACCCCGCCCCAAGGTTCTGCAAGAACGGCGTCACTGCCTGAGCGGGGGTCTGCCCACGCCGATCTGCGGTGCCTACCAACGAGACAAGCTGATTCATCTCCTGCTGATTCAGGCTTCGCCCGAGGTCCCGCTCTGCGGCGATCACTGCGCCACTTACATTAACATTGCTGAGCGCCGGAAGACCCGCCTCCTCCAACGCGGTGTTAACCTGCTGGACGGTGGTATCCGCCTGCGTCTGCTCATCTATAGTGACATCAACAGCGGCAGTGCCTGCGGCCCCCGCCTGCCCAATGTTCCTCAGATTCTGTGTGTCTAGGGTGGCACCGCTACGCGTTGCGAAGAACTCTGCAAGGCGCTGCGCGCCCCCTGGGTCACCACTCTCGATGAGGTCCAGAACCGCCTGCCGTTCTATCTCCGTAACCGGCTCCGTCCTCTCGCCTGCGCCAGTCAGCTGCTGGAACTGGGTGCTAGGCGCACCGCCCGTGGCGGTAGCGCCACGCTGCAACGCTTGCTGCAATCCTGTTGCCGCCTGCGAGCTATCGCCCGTGGCGAAAGTCGAGCCGAACAGGTCGTCGCTGCTTACCGGGGTATCTAAAGGAGTCCCGGTCAGGCTCTCAAGCGCCCGCTGCACAGCCGCGTTCTGTTGCGTAGCATCCGGCTGGCTACGTGCAAGCTGGACTACCGAGTTCAACTCCTGCTGCGACAGTTGCCTGCCCAACTGGTTCTCGGCGCTCTGGATGGCCAACGTGGAGGTGGCAGGCAACCCACGCGTACCTAACAACTCTGGCGGCGCAGGGGGTGGCTCACCTGCGGCTTCCGCAGCCGCGACCGCTGCTTCGTGAGCAGCTGTTGCTTGCTCGTCCTGCCGTCCTCGGAAGGCAGCTACCCGTTCGTTTATGTCGGCTATGCTTGTGGACTGGTTACCACCCGCCGCCGCAACGGGGCCTAACCCACCCGTGAGTGTGGGGTCTACGGAAAACGCCTGAGATAAGGTCCCCTGCCCACGGTCGAATATGGACTGGCCACGCACCTGACTTAGCTGCGCCTCTAAGGCCAGGGCCGCCACCTCGCCTTGTTCAGCGAACACATCCGCCACACGTCCCGCCTCTTCGAGAGTCAACTCGCGGGTGCCACCGGGCGCTCCCGTAAGGAAGTCCAGCGCCGACGAACCCAGCCCCGCCGCCCCAAGGTCCTGCCCTAGCTGCCCGCTCTGGTTCGCAGACCCGAAGAACTGCTGGAACAGCTGTTCTAGCTGGCCGGGGACTACCTCGTTCGTCGCTGGGTCTAGCTGCTGCCCCTGCGTAAGCTGACTGAAAGCCCCCGGGGTGGTGGGGGTCGTCAGGTTCTGCATGTTGGCCAGCGAGCCTTGCTGCGTGATGTCGCCACGCAGATTCCCAAGCGATTCATCGAACAAGGCCGTATCCCGGGGAGTCCCAAACTGCTGCAAGTCTAGGTTCTGGATGTTCTGGCCGAGAATGCCCCGGATAGACGCACGCCGCGCCGCGTCGGTTGTGTCATTCCCGACTAACGCCCCTGGGTCGGTTCCTCCACCCCCGATGAGTCCCCCGGTATTGGGGCCGAAGATGTTATCTCCCCCCGTGGCCCCAGCACCGGCAGTTGGGTTCGCGTTCCTCATGCTCTGGACTGCACGCCGGGCCGCGTCAAACCCCCGGTCAGCAAACACCGCACGCCAGGTACGAAGTTCCTCATCGGAAATGTCGGGGTATACCGTTCGCGCCTCATCGTCCATCACGCTCGGGTTAACGGGGAGAGGACCGTTCGTACCCGGTGTATCCAAAAGATTAAGGACATTGAACGCACCTGCCCCACCCCCCTGCGGCTGCTCAAACACCAACATGAACTGGCCGTCGTTTAGCCTGGCGATAGTACTCTGTGCATGATTTGCTATGGCCCTAACCACGTCTCCTGTCGTCTGGGCAGTACTCCCGTCCGGCAAAACCCCCCCGTTCCCACTGAGAGCGGGGAACAGGACATCGGCCACAAAGCCATTCATTTCGGTTTCGATGGCCAGTCGGTCGGTGTCATCAAACATGCGTTCGCTAGCAAAGAACACCTGGCGCACGAAGTCCGCGACTGGGGCGGCAATCGGGCGAATGTCAATGCCCTCAACGCCATTTGCATCCACGTATGTAGTTAGCGGCGCGTCCTCAAATCCGAAGTCGCGCTGCGTGTCGAAGTTAAGCTGAGTACCAGGCTGCACCGAGGCTGTGAGAGACTGCCCCCCGAAGCTCTGCGCAGCACCACCCCCAGCCGCCCGCTCCTGCTGGCCAAGCGCCGCTATCTGCCCGCCGAACTGCTCCAACGTGCCGCCCTGGTCCGCGAAGGGGTTGGCCTGTGCTTCGGGCTGGCTCTGCTGCTGCTGCCCGAACTGCTGCGCGAACGCGTTGGAGTCGAAGCCTGGTGCGCCCGCTACGGACGTGCCGATGTTCTGCTGCGCGGGGGCAGGAGGAAGCGTCTGCTGCGGAGCTTGCTGTTGAGCTAGGAACTGCTGGAACTGCTGGAACATCTCCTGCTGCGGGTCAGCCTGCTGGGCCTGCTGAGGCTCAAAGAACTGCCCGGACTGTCCGAAGCCGCCCGCGCGCGAGGGGGCCGGGGCTTGCTGCTGCTGCCCAAACTGAGGCACCTGCTGCGGCTGGAACGCGAACTGTCCCTGCTGTTGCTGCTGCTGAGCCTGCTGCTGGAAGGGGTTCGCCTGTTGCTGCTGTTGCTGCTGCCCTTGCTGCTGCTGCGGATTCTGAATTAGGTTGCGGAACAGGTCGATGATCTGGTTCGGCTGGCCACCTATGCGGACGTTGTTGCCGAAGCCACCGAAACCACCGCCCTGCTGGCCGAAGCCCCCCTGGAACCTGGCCTGACGCGCACCGCCGACGCCCTGCTGCTGCCTCTGCGACGGCTGGCCCTGGAACTGCTGGAAGCCCTGCTGTTGCCCAAACTGCTGCTGGAACTGCTGCGGCCCCTGCCGTCCTTGCTGTGGCTGGAAGGGCTGGATTTGGAACGGACTCGTCCCTTGCCCCCCTTGGATACCGGGCTGCGTTGCCATCTGGCCGAGCGGACTACGGGTAGGGTTGATGGGCGACTGAACCTGCCCCTGGCTCTGGCTGGCGTTCTGTCGCGGCTGGTTCCCAGTGCTGAACGTGGGCATCGCGCTCCTCCGTCCCTACGAGTATCGCTCAAACAAACGCTGCAAGCAACCTTTATCCGCCCCCGAACAGCTTCCCAAGGAAGTCGAACACCACGTCCAGCTGACCGGCCCCTAGCCCAACCGCGCCGACGCCGCCCAGGGCAGCTACCTGTCGCTTCTTGGTGCCGCCGTGGTGATCGGAGACTGTCTCTATGGCCTCCTCCAGCTTCACCATGCGGTCGTGCATCTCCTCAACCGTGTTGGACAGCACCGGCAGGATTGCTAGCGCCTGGTCGTTCCTCGTGTGGTGCGCCTTGCAGTCCGCGGCGTCCCCCAGAATCTTGAGCTTGTGTGCGTTCCAGTCCTGGGCCATCTCTTCCGTGCTTGCCATGCGTTTCCTCCAACCCCGATTCGGCAATCATACGCTTGAGCATATCAAGATTATCCGACTGCCGAACAACCGGCGGTGCTTTCGGAACCGGATGTACCAAGACCGCCACTGCGTTAAGTAGCCTTCTCACCGCGCAACTCCTTCACGCGCCTAGTCCATGTCCTCAACTAAGGACACCGGCATCGGGACACTACGCTCCTTGGCCACGATATGGGTAGCCATCAAGCGCACATCGGCTAGCTCGCCGTCCAACTCTTCGTACATGTCTTCCATATCCCGAGGATACTTAGCCTCTAGCATCCGAAGGATACGCTCTAGATGCCACACCCGAGTCTTGTTCGTATGGGTGCTATACTCGTGCAGCCATCGCTCCCCTGTCAACGGGTTGTGCGGGCTGATCTGGCTAGCCGTGCCGCCTTCGTCCATCACGAAGACTTCCGCGCTTGCGCTTACATCCTTCGAGTAGATCGCAGAACGGTTTCCACTCGCCGCAGGGTCGCCGGTGCGCCGGGTGAAGTAGATAGCATCATCGAATCGGCTGAACCCCGCGTCCACGAACAAGGAGTAGTTCACACCGCCCTCGGTCGGCGCTCTCTGGATATATACCGTCGTAGCCGTCGTAGCAGAACCACTCGTCTCGGTGATTACCGGCTCATCTACGTAGAGCGACGAGACGTGTGAGTGGGCGTTCCCACTGTTGATGACCGATGAGTCTGGGTCAATCAGGACGTGCGTGATGTTCCCTGTCCCGCTCGTGGCCGTCACGATTCCTCGAACCCGAATCTGAGACGCGCCGCCCGTGGCATTGAAGTCCCTGTCCACGAGCCATGTCGAGTTGGCCGACAGGGCCGAGCCGTTACCAATAGCCCCGTAGCCTTCAATGTCTGCGTTCCCCGTGGCGGTGATGCTAACCCACGTCGGGCTATCCCCCGTGCCAAGGCCCATACTCGTAGCCGCCGTGGCAGCGTTCTCCCACGCCAACGCTCCGGCACCAGTCCCCACTAGGAACTCCGAGTCGCCGGAGTTCGCGCCAAGCGTATTGAGGTCGTCCAGCACGTCGCCCTGAGCCTGCGCCCCAAGGCTCGTCAGTGCAGTTGCCCCCGACTCATAGGCAAAAGCCCCCGCGCCCGTGGCGACGATGATCTGCCCGTCACTTGCAGCAGCCCCAAGTGTGTCGAGGTCTTCCAATACCCCGTCCACTGCGAATGAGCGGGTGGCTGAGATGTCCCCGCCACCCGTAAGCCCAGTCCCCGCAGTGAGAGTTACGGCGGTGTGGTCGATGTGCTCGTTCGCCACAAAACCCGACAGGTTGTCGTGGACAATTGCCCCGTCGTTGGTAGTCAGGTTGGTCGTAGTGAGGGACAGCCCCGTTGAGACGGTGAGCCACTGCATGATGCTCGACCCATCATCCCAGAACAGGAGACGGTCAGCCCCAGGGTCTGTGAGGTCGGATATGTCATCAAGGAGCGCATCGAACGCCGTGACCGCCGTGTAGTCCACGTTGAACGTGCGCGTAGCTGCGATTGTCCCACCGCCTGTGAGGCCCGCCCCGGCGGTCATCGTGACCCCGCCGTGCGCCACATGCTCGTCAGCCACGAAGTCGGAGAAGCCGTCGTGGTAAGCGCCCCCTGCGTAGACAATCTCCTGATCGGTTCCTGCGTCGTTCGTGAACCACAACTGGTTGGGAGTAGCGGTCTTCACCCATATCTGACCCTCGCCCGTCGAGTCGATTTCCGCCGCCGCCTGCTCTCGTAGGAACATCACGCCGATGTCGTCAATATCCCCACCGTTCATGTCAAGCAGGCCCGTGAGAATCAACCCTGTGAACTGTGGCGTGTCCCCCGTCCCGACGCCGAGGCTACTCCGGGCCGTAGTCCCCGTCTCCCAAGCCAACGCCCCGGCCCCTGTACCGACCAAGAACTCGGAGTCCGCGCTATTGACCCCAGCCGTAACGATGTCTTCCAGCACCCCCGTTACCGCAAACGAACGGTTGCCAGAGATGTCGCCTCCCCCAGTGAGCCCGGTGCTAGCCGTTAACGTGACGCTCGTGTGGTCTATGTGCTCGTTAGCGGCGAAGTCCGACATGCCATCGTGGTAGGCCCCGCCCGCATACACGATCTCTTGGTCAGTGCCAGCGTCGTTCGTGAACCAGAGTTGGTTCGGGGTCGCGGTCTTAACCCATATCTGACCCTCCCCTGTGATGTCTCCATCAGCGGTAGCCTGCTCCCGCATGAAGATCACGCCACCGTCGATGATGTTCGCCCCGTTCAGATCGAGGGTCGAGGTGAGGATTAGCCCTGTGAACTGTGGCGTGTTGCCGGTGCCTAGTCCCAAGCTCGTGCGGACGGTAGTACCAGATTCCCAGGCCAACGCCCCGGCCCCAGTTCCCACCATAAACTCTGAGTCTGCCGAGTTCGCCCCGAGGGTATTAAGGTCATCCAACAACGCCCCGAACGCCTGTACGTCCGTGCCGATCACTACCCCGAGGGATGTCCTGGCAGTAGCCCCACTCTCCCAAGCTAGCGCACCCGCGCCAGTGCCCACCAGAAACTCTGAGTCGGCTGAGTTCGCTCCGAGGGTGTCAAGGTCTTCCAGGACTCCGGTAACTGCGAAAGATCGGGAGGCCGCAATCGTGCCACCCCCGGTGAGCCCAGTTCCAGCGGTAAGGGTGACGCCGCTGTGTGCCACATGCTCGTCTGCAACAAAGCCCGTAAGCGCGTCGTGGTCGTGTCCATGGAGCGTGGTGTCCCCCGAGTCGGTGAGGTCTACCCAACTCGTGTTGGCCGTCGTGATGATCGTACCGTCTTCGTCCGGTATCGTCAGCGTGCGCGTCGTCGCGGTAGTTAGCCCACTTACCTCGAAAGCCAGTATCTTAGATGAATCGCCATCATCGAAGACACGGAAGGCGTTATCCGCAAACGAAGTCACGAGGAGCCCGCCAGCACCACCAGCCGACACGGAGGGCTTCTGGTCGCGCAGGTCTTCGTTCTGTGTGACCGTCCACGTCCCGCCGCCGCCCATGTTGTGCTTCATCGTAAGGCGCGCGATGAGGAACCCGCAGCCGCGGAACACGGACGGGATATCGAACACGTCGTAGTTCGCCGTGTCAGCGATAGCCGAGGACGAGTTGTTGTACGACCCGTTGGGAAGGTTCGCCATCAGCTTGCAGTCGCCGGAGGCTTCGCTAACTACGCCCCATATGACCAGGGAGTAGTGCTTCCCAGACATCGACACACCAAGTGCGTCCGTGAGATTCCCCGTGAGTGTCGCAACAGGGTCATACGCGGCCACAGAGTCGTTGACCACGTAGACCAGCCCCGAGGCAGCGGTGTCAATGGCTGGGAACGCGTGCGGGTGTAGTTGGAGCACGACGCCCGAGGTCGTAGCCACTTCGAACGCGCCCGCCGCAACGTCTGGCGTGAGGACAACGCCGGAGGCCCAGGTGGCGTGCTGCTGGCGTATCCAGTAGTTGATGTTGGCCAGGTGGCCCATCGAGTTCGAGTCGGATATGTGGTCTGTCCACGCATGGAACTTGTAGGCCCCCTGCGCCTGCAACGACGCCGCGCTCTGGCACACCACGGTAGCCAAGGGCGCGTGCTCAGCCGAGGGCCACCCCGTCGTGTTAGCGGTGAGTGTCTTGTTGGACTGGAGGAGGTAGACGTAGTTCTCGGTGGGGGATGTATCACTCCCCGCTGTAAGACTCACCGTATCCGCCGGAGAAGTGTCCCAGTCGTAGAAGCCGTCGGAGAACACCGGGGTCATATCCCCACCGCCCGATTGCTCGGCGCTGAACGTGATCGTCGCCCCATCGCTCGCGGCAGATACCGCAGCGGACTCTAGGATGGCCCCCTGGAAGAAGGCGGTAAGCCCATCGTAGTCCGTGTCGAAGGAGAGGGTTATCGTCCCATCGGAATCGTCGGTCACATCTATCTGCTCAGCCGTCCCGGCAATCCAAGCCGTCAGGTCCGATACTGAGGACGTTAGCTTCGACCCGTCGCTCGCCATCAGACGGGAGGCCGTCAGCCCAGAGAACGTAGCAGCGACCAAGGTAGGGGAGGCCGTCGTGTCGATGTCCTGAATCGTGTTGATCTCGTTCGCCGTGAACTGCAAGTTCGTCGTATTGAGATCGGCGGCTAGCGTTAGCGTCCCGTCACCGTCGCTGGTCGAGGTCATCCCGTCGCCGCCTGCAATCCAGGCCGTTAGGTCTGACACAGAGGACAGCGCCTTGCTGCCGTCAGTCTGCGTCAAGCGGGAGGCGGTCAGCCCGGATAGCGTTATGGACGGAGTGGAGATCGAGCCGCCCACGGTCAGTATGTTCGTGCTGTCATCGAAGTTCAGGTTCGTGTTGTCCTGAGCCATCTGGCCCTGGGCATCCACGAACAGAATCGAGTTCTGCGTCAACTCCTCTATAGGAGACGACAGCCGCTCGACCCACTTCACGTCTTCCGACGTGTCCATCAGCTTCTCGAACGTGCGGAGCTTCGTCCCGTCCGTGTAGACTCGGCGCTCTCCGAACACACCGTCCTCAGTCTGCGTATCGGTGTCCGGTGCAGCATCCACCACGAAGGGCGTATGCTCGTCGTCCAGCCGAGTCACCGCCTGCTGCGTCGCTAGCACCACATCTCTGATGGCTGTCTCAGTGCGCTCCGCGAGAGAGTCGAACTCATACCCTACCGCCCGCGCTAGCCCGTCAAGACCTTCGATGGTCCCAACGCCAAGCTGTGTTACGAACGCAGGGTTGACTGCCATTACACGTCCACCGTCTCATACTCTAGGATGATCGCCACGATGGTCCCCATCGCCGTGCCTTCCACCGTGACCTGACAGGCGTATCCCGAGGCATCGGAGAAGCCGTACCAGTACTGGTCGTCCGACCCTGGAGCGCCCGCTGCGGGCAACTGTGTCGCGGTACTGCTATGGTTGATGAAGCCCTTTACCGTCAGCGAGGACTCCACACCGCCAATCTGAAGCACCCGAAGCCCGTGGAACTGCGCCCGCACAGGCAACGTCACCAAGGGGGACTTCCAAAGCGACGTTATGGCGGCGCTAGCGAAGTCCGTAGCATCGGTCGTGTCCGCCTCGATAACGAAGCCGTTGCCGAAGAGTCCCGCGTAGAACTCCCGTGACCGTGGGTAGTCCCAGGAGTAACAGAAGACCGAGCGCCCGCGCTGCCCACGCCAGAGATTCAGAAGCGTGTCGAAGACCACCTCGCGGTCGTTGCGGTAGATAGAATACGCATACACGGTCGATGCCGCATCCGTTCCTTGTTCCCACGTTATCCTATCGTTAGCGTCATCGACGGTAGTGACTACCCCGTGATACTGCTCGGGCAGCGTGTTCTGGATATGGTCGCCGATGGCCACTCCCGACAAATCCCAAGCGGTGCCGTCGCTCACTGCGAGTGGCGTCCCCGTCCCGAATACCCGGGTCCCCGCGCTGCCGGTAGTCAGTGTCCCCGTCGTCGTGGTGATAGCCGTTCCAGACGGATAAGCCAGCCAGTACTCGTTGCCCTTTACCCCCGCCACCGGCATCCGCGCCCAGTACAGCTTGATGTCCTTAAGCGACTCGTTCACGGGGAGCGACACGGGCTGTGCCTGCGCACCATCGAACTTGTAGACTTGGTTGTCCTGTGCCAGGAAGTAGATCGCGTTGCCTAGCTTCTGAATCGTCCTCGGGTAAGGGCAGCCTATCCCGGCCAGTGCAGTGTCGACACGAATCGTCTGCCGGTCACTTCCCGTTATACGGAAGACATCGGTGTTCGTGAAGACGATGAGTGCGTTCCCGGACGGCCCCTCCACAATCCCCGTAATATGCGAGTCGCCGCTACCGATGTCCACGTAGTCGTTCGTTCGGAACCAATCGGGCAGCACCGCCGTCGACGTGCGGTGCGAGAACCTAACTCTGCGTGGGAGAACCACACACCACAGCCGGTTCTTCCACGACTCGAAGTACGCCACCGGGTCGCTTAGAACAGCATGGCTCGTGGTGTTGTTCGCGGAGCCTATGGTGTAGGCAGTCGCCCCCGCCGCGTTCAGATTATGCTCGGTGGCGTCGATGTCCACGAACTCTGTGCTGGTGGCACTGTCCTTCGTTAGCGCCGCGACAAACAGCAACGAGGCGGCGGCGGCCGCACCAGTCGACGCCTGGCCGGTCGTTCGATAGACACGATATTGGTCGAATCCCTCGTCCACCGTCTCCGTGAGAGTAATACGGACAGTCCGGTTCGTCCCGTCTGTCTGAACGGTATCTCGGATGATGTCCGTCTCGATGCCGTAGGTGCTGTTGTAGTAGGTGTAGCCTGCGCCGTACCAGCTGGACGCGTCCAAATCGGTCCCGGTGGCGTTGTTGTTGACCGCTAGCGTGATCGCAGCAGGGGCAGCGGAGCCTACTTGATAGACCTTCGACGGCCCGGTCAACGCAGAGGCGCTGTCCCCCCACATCATCCCGAAGCCGCTGATCGACGCGTTCATAAATATGCGCTGGTTGAACACCAACGCCTTCATGTTCAGCTGCTCCAAGCCCCACGGCGGGATGCTGCTGTCCGCGTTGGTACTGGCGTTCTTGACCTCTTCGATGGTGTTGTTGCTGTTCCGCGCGCCTGCGCCGTCAGGGACGGCCTGAAGGCGGGAGAGCCCCGCTGCGTTCAGTTGCATCGCTACACGGTTAGAACGGACTGATGGGTTTGAGGCCGTAGTGCCATCAGTAACCACCGCGCTGATGGCGGTGACAGGGCCGGACTCTTCGGTCACGGCGTTGAACTTGAAAGACCCGCCCCGAGGGGCGAGCCTTCCATGCCGGTCTACCTTGAAGTTCCGCAGCTCCTCAGAGACGCCCTCGATGCGGCCTCCTCGAAACCCGTAGAACTCGTCCATGCCCTGGGCGAAGTTCGACCAGACCACACGTTGGCGTGCCACTAGTCGCTCCCAGCTGCTGCCGCTCCAACACCGCTGTCCTCGACATCTTCGCCCTCGTCCTCATCCTCGTCGTCCTCGTCCTCTTCGACCGGCGGCGGTTCGCCTACCACCGGGTCGTCGGGGCCGCCCTCCATGAAGTAGTACTTATCCCCTCGGGCCTCGAACCTGATGTTTCGCCCGGCGAGCTTCATCTCAACGCCAATCTCATTGATGAGCGTATTGAGATCGGCCTGTGCCCGCTCGAACATCTGGTACTCGACGCACGCGGCCACTTCCTCCTGGCGCTTGGCCACCGTCGCCTGTGCGAAGTTGATGGCCCCACACCGCTCTTTGGAGATCGGGTACTGCCCCGGCTTCGTCCTCGGCATCACTTCTTCCTCGCAGGTTTCGGCTCCCCCAACAAAGCCTCAAACCGTTGCTGCATCGCCTTACGCTCGTTGAGACGTTCCATGTCCCACTTGTCGAGCAGAGGCGTAGCGAAATCCTTCACGCCCGTGGGCTTCCGGCTCCCGTGCTTCTTCCGATAGGCCGCTTCCATCGGCCCGCGCTTACGAGGCACTTGTCATTACCGTAGCCACTGTGCCAGCAGCCACGGTCCCCGCTACGGTGAATGCTGCGGTGAGCCTTAGCTGGCTCCCGATGGCTCGCGCAGCCGTCGCATCGTCCGCTAGCGTAAGCGCGGGCGTATACGCGGCGTTGGCCATTGTGCTGCCGTTGAGCACCACCTGCCGGGTGGGCGCTGACGCGTTATCTGCATTGTCCCAGTGGATGTTGCAGAGCGCCTGCCACGTCCGCCCGTCGTCATACGTAGTCTGAAGGGTGAAGTCTACCTCGTTGGTAGCCGCCAAGGTCAGATTAGCGGTGTTCTGAATCGTAAGCACCGCCAGCGTATGACCCTGGGGCACCATCACCGGGACAGTCTCCTGCGCCGTCGTAAACGCCGAGGCAGTCAACCCCAGGTCCTGAACGCGCCTTGCGTTCTTCATTCATCTACTCCCAGCTGTTGCTGTCTTCAAAGTACAGCCGAGGGTTGCCCGGCCCCCACGTCCTATTGATTCTGATGTCTGAGGGCCACGGTGTCAAGTCTCCTATGCTACCGTAGCCGTCTTTCTGTCTCTGACGTAGCATGTCCATCACGCGGTTCACCTGAACCTGATACCGAGCCTCATACTGAGCCGCATCGTCCAACGAGTTCTGGCGCTTACCGAGGCATATTGCTACCGTCTTGAACCGAATCGCCGAGATGGCCGCCGTCGGGAACGGGACCACGTTGGAGTCGTCCACAAACGCGGGTATCGTTACCGCAGCACGCACCCGGAACGCCTCGGTGCGGTTATACGCATGGACCTTGAACAGCATGTCGTTCGTGCCTGCTGTCCACGACGAGCCGTTGTGCGTGGCGTCGTTGCCGTTGTCATAGCCACCGTCGTCGTCATACTGCCACGTGTAGTGGTTGTCGATGTCGTCGGTTGCGCCGTAGTAGGCGCTCTGCGTCGGTATCTCGGCAGTTAGCCAATAGGCCGTGTTCGCCGCCAGCATGAACGGCTCTTCAAAATAGAACTCAGCCCACCCGTTCTCACCCGGCGTAGCGTTGGCTGCCTTCGCCCGGAACGACGCCAGCGTGCCAGACGGGACGGAAGCGGAGTCCGTCTCAATCCGAACCACCATCGCACCGATTGGCCCGTCCGTAGGCGCGTCCGTTATCGTCTTCGTAGACGCCCCCAGCCTGATAGACACGCCCGAAATAACCGTATCGCGCCGAAGCAGGAACTTCTGCCCGGCCTTCTGGTTCGTGTCTGAGACGTTCCCGATTCCGTGGGTTCCGTCCGACGCGGACGTATGCTCGATAACAGCCGTCTGATCGGTCGAAGATGGCGCGTTGCGTAGAACCACATCTTTACGTGTGTACTCCCTCGCGCGTATCTCGTACACATCGCCAAGCTCGAAGTTGTTACGCCCGCCGCCCTGCAACCCCGCACCGGCCGTCTGCGCCGGGAACGTCAAAGTCGTGGCGGCTATCCCGCTGGCGTCGATGGTCGCTTCGCCGTTGTCGGTCACGTTCAGGACTGCATCGCTGTTCCCGTCCGTCGTCAGGTCCCGCAACGCGGCACCCTTCTCGTTCACGACGTTCGTGCCGTCCACGAAGGACTCTTCGGTAGCGAAGGGACTACCACGGTCTGCATCTACCACCGTCGTAGCGGACCCGCTGGTGACAATGCCCCGAGTCATCAGCTTCCGTGCGTCGCGCACGGCAAAGGTGCCGGGGTTGTCGCTCGTGTTGTCCGTGTCCCGATACGCCTCTACCGAGTCCTGCGTAATCTGGTCTAGCGGCGTGTACTGGCCCGCGTCAAGCCAGTCGACCGCTAGCACCTCGATCACTTCCTTCGGCATCTGATACCGGCGCTTACCCGCCACCGGATGGAAGACGAAGTAGTTCTCAAGGAGCGCGAAGGCGTCGTGAGAGACGCAATCCTCGCACGTCTCATCCACCGCCTGCTGAAGGGCGGCGTTGATCTCGGCGTCCGTGTGCTGCCCGGCGGTAAGCTCTCCGAGTAAGCGCCGGACCTCTGTGAGCATTTCGCTGCGTATTAGCGTCGGCATCTACTCACTCCGAGAAGGAGGTGCGGGGGCCGAAGCCCCCGCCGGTTGCGTCCCTACGCCAGGTGTGCGAGCGTGTTCGGGAGATTCGCCGTGGCCCGCCACTCCTTATACGCGGCCACGTCCCGAACGTGTGCCATCTTCGCACCCTTCTTCCCACCCTTGCCCGTCCTGCGGACAGACTCGGAGAGAAGGTCCTCGGGGATGAGTTCCTTCACCTCCTCGACACTCCGGTTCACGTCCTCTGCGATGCGCGCCAGTGTAAGCGCCATGTCTCGTCTCCTTAGATGCGCCCGGCGGCGCGTTGTGAGGTACGCCACGCAACGTATTCAGGACGCTGGACGATGTAGCAATCCACGCCGTCATGCTCCCGCATCGTGTGCGGTATGCCGTCCGGCGCTGTGAGCAGTTCCTCAGCCCGTTCCGGGGAGCAGGCCAGGTCGGAACATATCTCGTAGATAGCCATGTCGTCCGCCTCCATCTGCGACAGAGGTATCAGCGTCTGATATGCGGTGCGTGGCTGACTCATTACACCCCGCCCGTTAGGACATCGGTGGTTCCCGCCTGAAGGCGCGCGATCTCGGCTTCCATGCCCGCGACCATGCCACGCACTTCATCGTAGTTCGCGTCCACCTTGTCGTTCAGCTGACCGATGGCTCCCAAAGCGAACAGGTCGGCCTTTTGGAGGTTCCACATGAACCCGGAGCCGCCCTGCTCAGGCGTCTTGCGAGACACCACGCCGATGCGCTCCATCTCCCCGAGCCACAGAACCTGGCTAGCCTCCGTCTCGTCAAGCAGAGCGTTGATGCCGATGTCATCGTGTTCATCGAAGACCGTCACGCTCCCCGCGCCGCCGCCGAGGTCAGCGTGAATCTGCCCCACGTGGTCGATTCTGACCGCAAGGTTCGCCGCCGCAGACGTTGATGTGGTGAACTGGAACTCCGAGCCATAGGATACCGCTGTCGCGTCTATCCACAGCACGTCGATCTGCCCGATGGTGGTGTTGGTCGGCGTGGTTTCCTCATCATCCGCCTTGAAGATGATGCGGCCCGCCACGTCGTTATCTGCCGCCGACGCTGACTGCTGGTTGAGTTCGATGACCGCACCAACCGCGCCCGCAGCGTTGCTGAGAGCCTGGAAGGCCGCCCCGGTCGAGTCGTTCTCTGAGATGATTCCGATGGCGTTCACCGCGTCCACGTGGTCGATCTTGACGTGGATGCAGTCCCAAGCACCCGTGTCAGCCGAGGCTGCCAGGATGTTGAGGCCCGAACCCGTGGTCATAGCCGACGGGACGAGGTTGATGGTGTTCCCGGTGGTGTTGGTAGCCGCGATGGTGATGCCGTTACCAGTCGTCAGGGCCGACATCGAGATGTTCAGCCCGTCACCCGTGGTAAGCGAATCCCAGTCCCAGTCTCCGACCACACCGGTCGTGGTATCGGCAATCCACTGGAACGAGTCGGCCGTTGTACCGTCCGTGTCCAGCAACAGCCCCACGCCGTTGTAGTCGTGGTTGATGTTCAGCAGCGGGTTCGTCGTATCCGATGCGACGAACTGGAACTGCACCGGGAACTTGAACCGGAGGTTGTAGTTGGTCGAGTCGAGGTCCGCGCCCAGAACCATGTGGCGGTCGAGGTTGTACCCCGTGCCACGCTTTCCGCCCGTAGCAGCCCAGCTGGCTGTGTGCGTTGCCTGCATTGTCTTCTCCACTGAGTCCCCCACGGCGCGGACGGCCCGGATGCCGCCGCCCGTGGAGAAGACTGTTTGGGTTACTGTCCGAACTGAGCCGGGAAGCCGAGCGTGTTGCCACGGCCCGCGAACGGGAAGCCCGGGCCACCGCCGACACCGTAGGTGTAGTTCATGTTGCCGCAGGTGAGGTCAATCAAGACCAACCCGTCAGCGTCCTGATCGACACCCACCGCGCGACCGATAGCCGAGGCAAGCTCGGTCGTGGTCGACGTAGCGGTTTCGCCCTCTGCATACCCATCCGTCGTGTCCGACGGGATGAGCAGCATGTTGTCGTCGGAGATGGCCGTGTCGTCCGTATCGAGCAGGACCATCGTCCGCCCGGTCAGCTGCATCCAGAACCAGCCGTTGTCAGCCGGAGCGGCGTTACACACGCCCACAGCCTTGTCGTCTGGGTCCGTCGTCAGGACCACGCGCGTCGGACAGGAGACCACGAAGTCACTGGCAGTCGTCAGCGCGGTGGCGATTGCGCCATCGTCGCTATTCCACCAGTAAACGTCCACGAGGCTGTCCGTCACGCGCTGGATGATCGGCCCGCCCTGCCCCTGGGCAGCGCCAGCGTTAATCCAGAGGAAGTAGATGTGGCCGTTGCGCGTGTCACCACGGATGTCCTGAAGGATGGCCGACGTGAAGTCGTCCGTCCCGGTCACCCGAATGGTGTCCGCCGCCGCCGCCGCATCCACGTCCGCGTCACGGATTACCCCGTTGTTCCCCGTCAGCTTCAGCACGTTGCCCTTGGCAAGCGCCGCGCCTTGGTGGTTCTGCACGCAGATGAACTGACGCCCGGAGGGCGTAGTGATGCGTTTCCCCGCCTGGTCGGGAGGCCCCTCCGTCTGCGTGAACACCTGATCGAGTCCGCCGAAATACATATCCATGTCAGGGTTCCTTCCCGGTTATATGGTGGAGATGTCTTCGATACGCCCCTGCCGGTGCCGGTCGGAGCATATCAAGGCGAGGTCGGAAATCACGTGACCGACCACGGAGTCGTCTTCCTGCTGGAACCCGAGGAAGTCGAAGTCCGCAGAGTTGCGGATTCCCAGCCAGAAGGAGTTGTGGTTGATGAAGACCATCTGGTTCGCCGGGGCCATCTCGTCACGGACGAATGTGGCGAAGTCGTATTCCACATTCTTGAAGCCCAGCTTCGCCAGATTCTCGTTGGTCTGCGGGTGCTGACCTTCGAGCAGGAGGTTGAAGGTGTTGAACACCTTGTTGTTCATGTAGACCATGATGTCTTCGGGGTCGTCCTCGCCGGTCCCTCGTCGGAGGTTGGCGAGCATGGCCGAGACATCTTCGAGGCCGATGCTGCGGTTCGTGCCGCTGTTCGTGTCGACGTGACCCGACCAGCGATTCAGACCGTCCACATCGTCCGTGCCGACATCGCCCACCGCGAGGCCCGCGTAGGACGCCGTGGTGTCGATGATGGTCTTCTGGCCTTGGAGCGTTTCGCCGTCAGCGCCATCGCCTGTGCCGTAGATGTCCGTGCCGATCTCGAAGACCAGCGACGAAATCGCCTCTTCCATCTGCTCGTCAATGAAGGAGAACAGGGTGTTCGCCTTGTTGCGGCCGAGCGATTTCAGAGAGTCCTGGCGCAGGAGTGCGCCGATGCCCACGTCGATGTTCCCACGGAGAGTGGGACCGTCGATCTGGACGGCGCTCGCGTAGTGCTTCCAGCCGATGGAGCCGCGCTTGACGGCCTTGCGACGGACACGCGGGAGCCGACCGTAGGACGAGTAAGTCCCGGCGGGCTGGCGTTCCGTCCAGATGCCGAACTTGACCACATCGCCTTCCCCGTAGTGGACGGCTTTGCGAATCAGGTTCGCAGCAAAGACATGCGACCTCTTGATGACCTGCTTATCGAGGCCACCCCAGGTGTAGCGTACACCCAGTTCCAGTTCCGTAAGAATCGCGGACATTGGTTTCCCTCTCGGGTGAGCCAACTCCGCTACAGGATAACACCCCCACTATGGGGATGCGGGGCGCGTGGCCTATCCTGCTACCGCGCGCCCTAGCATCGTCGTCGTTAGTCGCTGAATCCCGTCACTTCCGCCCATTTCGCCTGTCGCAACGAATCCTGCTGTGGCTTGCTCAGCCCAGCGAAGTCTTCCTCGCCCAGAGGAGCTACGTTGTCCAAGGTATCGGACACAGTGCGCGTCCGCCCGGTGCTTCGGCTGCCGGAGGAGACTGCCTCTTCCGCCTGCTGAGCATCCTGCCTTGTGGCTATACGAGAGCGTACTCTCCGCGAACGAGCCGTGGAGAGCATGTCTGCGTAAGCGTCCACATTGCCCTGATGCCGCAAGACTACGGCCGTCTCGGCCTCCTGCGTGGTCATGTGCTCCTGGGTGACAAGTTGGTCCCTAAGAGCAAATGCCGCCTGCCGCACCGCAGCGTTCTGCTGCGCTTGCGTGTCCTGTTGCTTGGCTACCTCCTGGGCAGCGACCCGTTCTCGAAGGACTTTCAACTCAGCGGCGATGGCCGGGTCACTGTGCGGTTGTACCGTTGGGGACGCGGTTGGGGTAGCTTGCGCATTGTCATACAGATCATCGTCGTAGTACCCCGAGCCGTTGTTGGCAGCGGGCTGTTGGGCCTGCGCCTGCGGCTGAGGGTTAGAGACGGTGTGCTGTAACGCAGCTACCTGCGTCCTCAATGACTCGATCTCCTGCCGGTCATGAGCGGCTCTCCGGTCTGCAAAGGACTGGAGTTCCGAATAGTCCGTGGTCGCTTGGGCAGTCTCTTGCTGTGACTGCTCGACTTGTGCGTTGCTGTCGGCTAACGCCGAGACGTAGGAGGCCATCCGATCTTCGGCGGCCTTCTGCTCCTCGGACGTGTAGGCGTTTGCAGGTTCATGGTCGACGTTGGCGGTATCCGCCGTTTCGACTGTACCTTCCGACTCTCCCGCGTCCGTGCTTTCTTCGGCTTCCGTAGGCGCTGCCTCGTCAACAACCTCCGAGAGGGGTAGATCGTTGTCGAAGTCGGACCCTACGGCGGCCTCCAGCCGGTCGGCGGGCTCCGAGCCCTGGGGCTCGGGGGAGTCAGGTTGGCCCTGGTCGTCCAGGCGCTTACTCTCCCTCATGTCGTTCCTTCCCGTGTCTTCACGGGCTGCGCGCAGCTACCTGCTAAGCTACGCGAATTGAGGCTGCCCCTGGGGTCCTCCCGGGGGCGGTGCCTGCACTGGTGGTATACCAGCACTTTCTGGGGGAAGCAAGCCCGACTGTTCCTGACCCGGCGGTAACGCCGGTTGCTCGCCACCCGGTAACTGTTGCTGAGGCGCGGGCTGCGGCTGCTCCAACTGCGCAATCGCTTGGTCCAGCTGCAACTCTTGGAAGCGGTTGTTCTTGATCTCCAACCGCCGCCGCATCTCCAACGCCTCTCGGAACTCTTCCTCGATCTCAAGGTCAGCCGTATTCACAAAGCCCAAAGCATCCACCGCACCGACGTTCATCAACTCGATAGCCCGCTGGAACTTCTCGTCAGGCGTCGTAGCTTCGTCCGCACGGGAGCGAATACGCGCGTCGCCTTTGAGCCGACGGATACGCTCATCGAACTGCAACCACTCTCCGTCGGCCATGTGGTCCAAGAACTCTTCCAGCGTGTGGAACTGCTGGACGTTCCCGACTTCCTGCTTGAAGCGCGAGTGCAGGCCCTGGTCGGAGTTGCGGAGCTTCTGCCGCATACGCTTGAACGCCGCGTCCTGCAACTGCTGGATGTGCCTGCCGGAAGCGTGCGAGCCGGGGGACTCGCCTTCTAGCGCGGGGTTGATGTTCGTCTGCTGCTCTACGTTGTCTTCGAGCATCCCGATCAGGTTGTAGAAGTCCTGCGATACACGCATCGGCTCAAGCCGCTGGATGCGGTCTATCATCCCACGCGGCACCTCGATAGCCAACCCCGGCTTGTTGGTCAGCCACTCGGTCTTCAACGCGCCCTCTTCGTAGAGCCACTGCGGGTTCCCGGTGAGCGCCGCGCCCTGCATCAGGAACGACCACAGCACGTTGATGGCCTGCTGATTCCCCTTCATCGGGGTGATGTCGCCGAATCCATAAGGGTCGCGCGGGTTGCCGTAATTCCGATACAACGCGAACGGAATCATCCCGTGGCCGCCTACCTCATCGCCCTCCTCGGACTTCCGAGCGTAGGGGTTGGCAACGTCGTGGAGGACATCCTCACCTGCGAACGTGATGACACGGCCGTCGGGATATTTCCGGGTAGCCACGTCACCGTGCTCGTGGCCGAAGATCGTCTCCTCGTGGAACCACAAGTGGTACACGTCGACCATAATGCGTTTCAGGTCGGACGATTCTAGGTCCGTGTCTCGGAAGATTTCACCGTAGTTGACCCGCCGGAACAAGCCGCCCTTGTCGTGCAGCTTCATTTCCTCATGGCGGCCGCCCTTCTCGACAATCTTGGCTACCTGCTGCGCCGACAGACCGTAGCGCCAGCGCATGTCGTCCGCGTCCATCCGCGTGCGGAAGACTACGTACTTCGCTGTCTCCAGCCTGCGGTCGGAGCACTTCGGGTCGATAAGGAAGTCGCGTGGGTCCACCTGCGTAACGCCGGGGCGGTTGCGCTTACGGTCCCAGAACGTCTTCTCGACACCGAGGCCACCCACGGTCATGTCCGTGTAGATGCCCTCCATGCGGGTATGCTCACTGCGGCGCTCATACTCGGCATGAATCATGTTGGTGAGGTCGGTCGCCAGATCGTTGTCGGTCTTCTGCCCTGGGGAGGTGGGCATCGGCGGAAGGCCGTGCTTCGCCAGGAACTTGTTGGCCTCGTCCCCACCGTCGGGGTTATCGGCTGCCCAGTACGGCGTCGAGCGCATGTCCATCATCAGCGAGACGATGGCTTCGACCATGCCGAACGTGATGTTCCGGTTCATGCGGTAGCGCCACGATGGCGCTTCGCTCCGGGTGCCGTCCTCGTTAATCCACTGGTCGCCCTCGAAGAGTGAGTACGACTCATCGAACTGGCGAACGAACCGCTGCCGGTCCTCACCGTTGAGCGCCTGGTCGATGGCTGCACGGCCAACTCTCGATAGCCGCTTAGGCGACGTTATGCGCCCGAGGTTGCTAATGTCGTTTTCCAAGCTGAACTTGGACGACTTGACACTCGCAATCCGACGACCCGAGGAAGCATCCTTCCGGGCCTTCGGCTCTCGATTACTGACCGTGCGTGCCTGGTTAGCCACTCACGCTGACTCCCTCGAAGTGGGTTGCGAGCCACGGGAGTACATCCGGCGTGTCGCCGATGTAACGGTTGCGGTTGGTGCGCGGGTCCGGCTCCAACTCAAACGGCCAGTCGTCGGCCTTCTTGAGCTTGCGGCTGCTTACGCGGTTCTGGAACGCGGCGTGCTCCATACCGAGCATGGCAGAGGCGTCTCGGAGCGTCATCTCCTCGGGGACCTCATCCTCATCATCGACCTCATCGTCCGTGGGACGGACCTCCCGCTGCGTGCCGCCATTCTCCTGCGCCAGCAGCATAGCAGCCAGCTGCTCCTCAGCGGAGCGCGGGTCTTCTGCGATACGCGCCATCATTTCCTGCTGCTTGAGCATCTTCTGCCGCGTTGCTTCTGCCTTGGCAGCTACCTTCGCCTGGAACTCCTCGGACTGGGGGCCAGCCTCGGCTTCTACCTTGGCCAGCGCCGGAAGCTCCTCGCCGTCGGCAATCTCGCGCTCCATCCAGAACTCGTAGTGCATCCCCGCACGCTGGCCTACGACCTCGGACACGTGGGCGATACGAAAGCCACTGCGAGATAGCTGGTTGACCTTCGCTGCCTGTTCCGCCGCTGCGCCGCGAAGGGCCTTGTCACCGGGGAGTTTGGGGATGAGAAGCCGCCGGACTTCATAGGCTGGCATTACGCGGCCTCCTCGTCCTGCGCCATGCGCTCCGCTAGCTGCTCGCGCTGCCACGCCTTGGCCGGTTCGTTGTTGAAGTTAACCCACGCCTTGACGTGCTCAGACCCGGCGATGAGACGCCGCGCTGACACCTTCCACTCGAACACCTCGCCTGCGGGAAGCGGTGCCTCGGGGCGCTCAGGATGGCAGACGATGGTATCGCCACGCGCAGGCAAACAGGGCAGTTCTGCGTTAGCCAGCAGCACCTGCCCGTGGTTCTTCAAGTCGATCACCAGTTGGACTCTTACCATGCCGGTAGCTCCGGTTCCTGGCCCCCCCTGGCCACTTCCGCTAGGTCTGCCTGCTCCAGCCTGTACGCTTCTGCATCACTCAAGGCCGACGCCATCTCCGTTGGACTCTCCGGCATCTCGACCTCAATGGTGAAATACCCAAGCTGCCGTGTCAAGTCGTCATGCCGCGCTGCCGCCTTCTCGTCCAGCCAGCCGCTCTCTCGGGCGGCCTGCAAGTCCATCCACTCCGGCAAGATGTCCGCGAGTGACACGGTGTAGCTGGCCATGTCAGACTCCCAGGTCATCGTAATTCATACCACCGCCACCGCCAGAACGCAAGTGCGGCGGGATGACCTGCGAACTCACTCGCTTGCGCTCTCGGATGTCGTGCCGTCGACGGTTCTCTGCCTCGCTGCGAGGAACGCCGAGGACACGGTGCGCCCAGTATCCGATTGCCGCTGCCAACGCCAGATCGTCGTAGAAGCCCTGCTCCGGGTCGCCGTCGCCTCGGGGCTGACCCTTCTGCGGCGCTGCCACCTTCCCGTGCCGGTCGACCGTCTGCAACGCCTGGCACTCTCGCAGAAACGTCGAGTCCGGCAACTCCACCTCACCGCTTTCCACCACCTCGCGGAGATGGTCAATCATCACGCGGCGGATGTTCGCCGTGCTGTTCAGGCCGTACCGACCATCGCTACGCCCGAGCATCGGGAACAGATCGGACTCCAACACCAGCCGAGGATACTGCGTGTAGAACCGATGCGGGCTTAGCAGGTCGTCAATCACGCGCTGTCCAATGCCGTTCCGTTCCACGAGGATATGAGCATCGTTGTAGTAACGCCCAAGAGCATACAACTGGTCACAGAAATCGTCACTATCGGGCTTACGCCACGAGTCCCCACGGAGCCTAGCGACGTACTCCTCCGGCAGCCGCTGCCACACGACCGCAGCGCCGTAGTCCCCGGAGTTGGGCAGGTTGTGCGACGGGTCTACCCCGATCACGTACTCCGTGTGCGGTCGCGGTGGAGCCCACACCTGCACGAAGCCGTCACCCGGCTTGTCGACAGCATCTTCCAGCCGCTGCATCCCAGCGCCGCGTTCTTCGAGATCGAAGTCGCCGATGATCGAGGGCGGCTCTGCTCGGTTCAGGTGGAAGATAACGCGAGCGGCGTTGATGTAGTTCCCGCCCGCTCCCTGGAACGCTTCCTCGGGATTCGACGGATACTCGCGCTTGAACCAAACCTTGTCGCCCCGAGCTTCCAGCAGCTTGAAGCGACGCCACAGCATCTGCTCGGCGGTGCAGCCGTATTGCTCGACCAGTTCCGCCTCAGCGCCGAACTCGTCCTGCTCCCCCTGATGCAGGTTGCGGATGAACTCGTCACGCTGGTCCGGGTCATCGAAGCCCATGTTCGTCGCCATCGGAGAACCGAAGTCCAACTGGTATTTCGGCTCCTCCCACCACGCCACGAAGACCGCCTCGTAGCCGCCTTTCTGGTCCACGTAAGCCTGGTCCCAGTCCTTGTGGAACTCGTTCCCGTAAGGACCTGCGGACGATTCTTTGATGATCTTCGTGAAGACTTCGTTCGGGACACAAGGGCGTAGCGAGCGCATCATCCCGCCCGCGTTCGTCACGTGAGCGAACTCGGACAGATGCAGGTCGTGAATCGTCATCGACCGGCCCGACGCGCCCACTTGGTCGCCGCCCGATTCGTTGGGCAGCATTACCTCGATGGACGATTCGAGCGGGGCCGCGAACTTGATGCTCTGAGACTTCCGGTTACCGCTCCCGAGCTTCGGTTTGAACTCCTCCGGCAGGTAGCGATAGAACCGCTCGTACATCTCGAAAAGTCGTTTGAGCGAGTCGTCCTTGTGCGCTACGACACGGCAGTTCAGCCCGTGCGTGGTGAGCGCGTCGAATATGAAATCGGCGGCCGTTTTCGTTGAGCCGCCGAACTGTCGCGCTTTGAGCAAGATAAGCCGGATGGGCAAACCAGCCGCCGTCTGGCGGTCTGCTGCCGCTTGCATCTTGATTTGGCCGACGTTTGGCCGGTAGCGGCGAAGGTCGAGCCGGTCGTCCTGAATCCACAGGATGCTCGACATGATGACTTGTCGATGCTGCCTTAACCACGCCTGGGCGGCGTTGGCGGCGTCCGAGCCACGTGTGCTGTCGTAAAGCTGGCGGAATTGCTCCCCGATGAGCGCAAGCATCTGCTCACTCGCGGGGTAGCGGAAAGGGTCGTGTTCCTGATCGAGCATAGAATCCCCGACAGAATCAGCTTACGCCAGGAGTCTAATTCGTGAGGGATGGGCGTGTCAAGATTTTGTTTCGGGCGTGAAAACGGGCCGCCCCGACTACGTGAGAGGCGGCCCGCCTGTGTACTTTCCCGTCGAGCGATTGCCCGTTCACTGGCCCCTCTCACAGCCACGGGCAAGGCTGCTGTCCGAAGGATGGCGGGTTGCCGGTGGTCGCTTTCGCGCCCGCCAAGTTGGTGAGGGCCTGGGCTCAGGCAAAACCGAACTGTACCCACCACAGGACAGTCAGGCCCTCGCAAGATCAGTGCACGCCGCCGGAAGCCCGCGTGAGTTCGCCGACGATGTTGGGCTTCCCTACCTCGCCCGTCTCCGCGTCGAACAGCGCCAGCTGCGGGATGCGCCCGGCGGCGGCGTGAGCGAACACGCCACGGCACGCGTCCAACGCGGCTTCGACCTCACGTGGGTCCACATCGGAATCCCTGTCGCTGGCGAGAACCGCCGTGAGCGTCAGCTTGCCCTTGCCGAGCTTAACCTCAGCGCCCCACTTCGTCCGCATCTCGTGGACCACCGATTCGATTACCGTGCCGTCGCTCACGTCGCTCACGTCGAACGTCGCGCTCACCGTCGCCTTGTGCGAAATCGGTTCCATGCTAGCCCTTTCGGAGTGGCCCTGCTGCGCGCCCTAAGTGCGCTGGGAGGAGTCCATTCAACGCCGCAACTGCGCTAGCCCTGATCTTAACCTCGTCCTGCGGGCGCTTGTGCTTCCGACGCTTCGCCCAATGCCAGGCGTGAGTGAAAGTGATGAAGTCGATATACACGCCCGGGACGTTCTCGACATGCCAGCTTCCGTCCGGGGCTTGAAACACGACTACTCGCGCCATGCTAGTCCCACCTCATCACGTTGGGGCGGAAGGTCATCTCGACCGCGCCGACCTCGCCCTGCCTGTTCTTCCGCACGTGGACGGTCATGTCCCGTTCGCCGTAGCCGTCGTCATCGTCCAGGCTAGGCTTCTCAATCATCACCACCACGTCGGCGTCCTGCTCGATGCTACCAGAGTCCCGCAAGTGCGACAACTCCGGCTTTCCGCTGGCGCTCGCTTGCCGATTCAACTGCGACACGCCCATCACCGTGGTATGCAACAAGCCTGCCAATTGCTTCAACCTGACCGAGTATTTCGCCACCTCCTCGTTTCGGCTCTCGCTCGTGTCGGCGCGCATGTATTGCAGGTAGTCGAGCACCACCACCCCGAGCTTCCCGTAGCGGTTGTGATAAAGCCGCGCCGTGTTCATCGCCTCGTCAATCGTCATCATCGGGGAGTGAATCACGTGGAACGGCTGTGCCTCAATCTCAGATGCCACGCCCGCGACGCCATCCCAGTGCGACTGAACCATCGTCTCGGGGTTCGTGATCTTGCTCAGCGACACGCCGGAGAGCATCGCCGTCACACGCTGGGCGACCTGCTCCTCGGTCATCTCCAAGCTCAGGTACACCACCGGGAGCTTTTCCTCCCAGCACGACTTCCATGCCAGGTTCATCGCCAGCGCGGACTTCCCAACACTGGTTTCGCCCGCCACAACCACGAGGTCCCCCGGATGGAACGCCGGGACTTTCTTGGCCAACGACTCGGGCTTAACCGGGACCCGCTCGGATAGCTCCGGGTTCTGCATCCGCTCGTACATCGCGGAGTAGTGCGCTTCCAAGCGGCTGTCATGGCCACCGCCCGTCTCGGTCGCCTCAGCGATGCCGTCGTTGAGCAAACCCAGCAGGTAGTCCAACGGCCTGCCTGACCCTGCGTCAGCGGCGGCAGCTAAGCCAACCTGCTGGAGTCCCCGAACACGCGCGGCGTCCCGAACCACCTCTGCGTAATACTGCGCGTTCGCTGCGCTCGGGACACTCTCCCGAATTGAGAGCAGGTAGTCAGGCCCACCGACGCGGCCCAAGTCCCCCGCCGCCCGAAGCTCTGATGCGAGCGTGTAGACATCCACCGGCGTAGTCTTGTCCGAGAGCCGCAGGACTGCGCCGTAGATCAGCTGATTCGCCTGCGCGTGGAACGCCCCGACGCGCTCCCCCAACGTCAGGATTGTCTCGGGAATGCTGGTTTCCTTGTGCAGCATTGCGCCGAGGACATGCCGCTCCGCGTCGATGTCGTACAGTTCCTTCGAGGTCCCCGCCTCAACCTGCATGTGCCGTCTCCTGCTTCCGCAAGTAACTCTTCCGCGCCCGACCAATCTCGTAAGCCACGTCCGACATCTCCGGGGTCCTCGGCCAGCGTTTCACCAACGCGGCCTGCAACTCCCCCGCCCGCCCATCGTCGTACATCTCGACCTCATCACGCTGCTTGATATAGGCCCACACGTCCTTCATCGTCGGGGGGCCAGCTGTCCCGAGGGCGTCGATCACGGCGCGCATCCCGCCGCCATTCGCTCGCTCGGAAACCATTCGTGACAACACACGGGCCGCATGGCCCGGGGCGGACCCAATCTCAGCCCAACCCCCCTCCTTGGCCACCGCCTTCTCTTGCTCCACGCGAAAGTCGGAGAAGGTAACCCCGGCTTCGACACAAGCGCGAAGGGCATCCCCAAACTTCGGGTTGCGGTCAAAGCGGTGCAGCGGGGTCTTCGATTCGAGCGTGAGGTAGTTCACGACACTTTCCGATAATCCACTCCGGCGCGCGCGTATGTGCTCGCGCGCGCGCGCGTCCGTGGGTGGGGAAGAACCGTTAGGTTCTATAGGGGCAACTGTATCTGACTCATCTGCTGACACATCCGCCTTATGTGTCAGTTGTATCTGACTCATCCCTGTCGATGTGTCAGTTGTATCTGACCGATTGGGGGCATATGCGTCAGGTGTATCTGACACATCGGTGCAGAGTAGGACTTCCAGATTGACAAGATAGGTGGGCGCGATGGCCTTGGAGCCGGGCGTAATTGATACCAGTTTGGTTGCAGATAGCGCACGTTTTACGTTGTCAAGTCCCTGCCTTGACTGGAGCCTGAGCCAGCCCATGGCCTCCGTGTTAGGGATGCTCAGGGGTACTTCCCAGCCCAACTCGTCTGCCTTCCTGAGCAGCTTCACGAACAGGTACCTGGCGGCCACCGGAAGACCGTCTTCCCACCGCTTCTCAAACTCCCGTAACGCATCGAAAAACGTAGTGGCGGAGTGTGAGCGTGTCACCGGGCAAGCTCCCGCTGGCTATGGAAGGTCGAGTGGCAGGGCTTGCAGAGCGCAATTCGCCCAGCAGGGGTTAGTTCTTCGTCGCTCATGGTAGGCTCCAAAGCGTCGGTTAGGGGTGTTGACTTGTGCCCAGTTTAGCCGTGCAGCGAACCCTTGTCAAGAGCCGCTTGGTAGTCTATACTCAGAGCACCAAAGCGACTTGTTGACTACAGCGACACAGGCCCCCGGCTCCCACCGGGGGCCTCGCTGTGCTCACTTGTCTTCCTCGCCTCCGCAACTGCGAACTCTAGGTCTTCCAGAGCATGTCGGAGCTCGATGTTCGTCAGGTCGATCAGCGCCCCCTTGCCCTTCGCATCCAGGCTATCAAGCCCTTCCAGCGTTTGCAGGACCGCCGCCGAGGGAAGCCCGTTTGCCTCCAATTCGTAGTCCGTAATCAGAGCCACTGACAGCCACTCTTTGTCGCCAACGTGCGTCGACCACTCGCCCACGAGAATGTCGTATTCGTCCTTGACACCGACCACCTCGCCATCGTCGTCATGCTCGTAGATGACAACGTGATCGAGCTTCCAGCCGGAGAACTCCGGGTCACGCCGCTTCGTCTTGCCGGGCCATGCTACGCTCACGCGTTGATCTCCTCAGTCGCCATCGCTACAAAGCTCACGGTGCGCTTCCCCGTCGACGGCGATACGTACTCTCCCAGGACACACGTATCCGTCGCCATCGCGTTCGCCCGGAATCGTGTACTCCCCAGCGGGTTTACGTGCCCTTTGAGCATTTCCGTGGCTGCGAAGGCCAGCAGGGCTTCATAGGCCCTCGGGCTAATCAGATACCCTTCGAGAACCCAGTCTGACGGGTCCCTGGGCAGAAGTATTGGCACGGGCTCCCCATGTTGCACGCCAAGCACCGCTTTGGCCGCTTGTGCGAGAGTCATGCGTTGATCTCCTCCCACGCCCAGTCGATTATGACCCTCGCCATCGTGCCTTCCTTAACTCGTTTGTAGCGCCCGATTTCGCCTTCGAGGCGGCTGATGTGGTGGCCTGTCACCTTGGTCACGGGGTCGGCGCTTTGGGCGAAGAAATCGCGCCTGTTAGGTTCCACGAGCCCTAACACCTCGTTGGGGTGTGCACCTCTCTCGGCCATCCGTTTCTGTACCTCGGGGATTGACCACCGATCTGCAATTTGTGGAAGGTGCGGGAGCACTTCTAGGAAGAGGCCGCTGGTGGTGTCAGGATAAGGTACACACAAGAACTCGGCGGTGGCTTCTACCCAGAATAGCGGAGATTCCACCATCTCGGTGTACTCCATGTAGAACAGGCGTTCCGCGTCAGTCTCAGTAAGTCTCATCACCTCCCGATGGTGGACTATCGCCAGTGAGGCCCTGTGTTTCAGCGACTGTTCGTCGCCGGTCCCGTAGTGTTCCCAGTAGCTGGCCAGCGCGTCCCTTATGTCTCGGTGGATGTACATTATTAGGTTCTCG